CCGGGCTGACCCGGTGGGCGGACTCGGTGTCCATCCAGGCCATCACCGCGCTGGTCGAGGGAGTCCAGGCCGCGGTGTACGGCGTGGCCCGGGTGGCCGGCCTGACCAAGGTCTGGATCACCCGACACGACGACCGGGTGCGTGCCTCACACCGGGCCGCCGACGGCCAGCGCCAACCACCCGGCCAGCCGTTCGAGGTCGGCGGAGCGCTCCTGCGGTATCCGGGTGACCCGCTGGCGCCGCTGCGCGAGACGGCCGGTTGCCGGTGCAAGACGCGCTGGGCCTGGCGGCGGGCGGAGCTGCCGATGGTGGCGGAGGGGGCTGGATGAAGCTGGTCGTCCACGTCGACCTGGCGCCTCCCGCGACCATCGAGGACAAGGCGGTGCGGCACGTACGCACCCCGGAGGGGCGGGCGAAGTACGGCCAGCCGATCGGTGCCGTCATCACTCGTGACGTCATCGAGCGAGCCAAGCGGCGCGAACAGCAAGTGGCGGCGGCGGCCGGCCGGGCACCGAGGACGCATGCGCCGGGAGGAGCGCACGGGGCCGGCGCAGCCCGGCGCGCCACCCGGCCGGCGGCGGCTGGCGGCGGCGAGCGGCGCTTCACCGACCTGGATGCGGTGCGCGAGCGGCTGCGGCAGGCCGCCGCAGAAGCGGAGCTGCGCGGCGGCGGGAAGGGGCGCAGCTCCGCCGACTTCCTGCGCAAGCTGGCGGCGGACAAGACGCTCACCCAGTCGCCCGGCGGCATGCTGGTCGCCTACCGCGCCGGCCGGGACTGGATCATCACGACGCCGTGGGACGGGCTGTCGATCGACCGGATCGCGGATCCGAGCTGGGGCGGCAAGCCGGCCGTGCTCGACCTGATGCGGCGGCTGGAGACCGACGTCCGGGACAAGGACGGCAAGCCGTTCCCCTGGGACGGCCCGATCGACGCCGAGCAGTTGCGGGCGTGGCGGTCCGACCGCGGCGAGACGTTGCCCCAGGCCGGCCTGCGGGTCACGGCTGAACACGACATCGCGGGCGGTCATCCGGACACCCTGGCGGTGCGCGGGCACTACCAGCAGACGCACATTGGCGGTCAGCCCGACGCACCGCACGCGAGCCACCTGGCCAAGGACGAGGGTGGCGCGGACGGCACGCCGATGTACGACTCGGCATTCTGGGCGGACGGCACGCCGGTCAAGATGACGTGGCCCGACGGAGGCACGGCGTACGGGGAGACCTTCGGCCGGACGGGTCCGGATTCGGTCGCGGTGCGGTGGTCCGACGGCTCGTACTCCGCCGCCGTCGACCCGCGAGCGCTCGAAGCCGACATCCCCGACCTGCCGGCCGGCAACGAGGACGCGACCTACTTCCGCGGCCGGCTGGCGGAGCTGGATAAGCGGCTTGCCGATAACCAGGCGAAGCTGGACGACGCGCACCAGAACCCGCATTCGCCGTTCCGCAACGACCAGCGTCAGTTGGAGAACGACCAGCGCCGGCTTCGGGTCGAGCGGCGCATGACCGAAGGCGCCTTCGCGCGGACCACGAAGCCGGCGCTCCCGGACCGGTCGACGACCGACAGGCCGGCACCGGCCAAGTCCGGCGAGCAGGGCCAAACCGGGCCGCTGCGGGAGCCGCCGGCCGACACCTCGCATCTGACGGCCGACCAGGGCGACCGGTGGCGCGGCAAGGGCTGGGCCGACGGGACGCCCGTCGTCTACCACCGCAAGGACGGGACCGATCTGTACGCGGTGACCGCCGGCCGGGGCGACTTGCCGCATGCCGGAGTCGGCGACGACGGCGCGCTCATCCAGTACCCAGACGGATCTTACGAGGTCGTCAACCTGGCCCAGCTCGACCCGCGCATTCCCGACGACCTGCCGGACACCCCCGCGGTTCGTGCCGCACAGGAGAAGATCGATCAGGCGAAGCGGGACGAAGCGAAAGCTCGCGCGGGGCTGAAGGAGGAATCTCACGCGGCTCTGCGGGCTTCGGATCCCAGCGGCAGCCGGGCGCGGTTCGACGCCTACACGCACGACGTCTACGTGGCCCAGGGGATGCAGTTCGAGGGTCGGGGAGAGCTGGCCAGGGCCGCCGCAACGGCCGGCGAACCGGACGCCGCTCCCGAGCCCGTTGGCAAGCCGGCGCCGATGCCCGAGGACATCACGCCGCCGAAGCCGGACCCCGGCGACGCCCCGGAGTTCCCTGACGACGCCACCATCCCGGTCAAGCCGCCGAAGGACGCCGAGCACGCGGTCGACGATGCCGGCGCGGCGGCACGCGGCGAGGGCAAGCCGGCGCCGACCAAGCCGGAGCCCGGGCAGACCGTCCAGCCCGAACCCGTCTACGACATCCCGGCGCACCGACTGGCGGACTTCACCGCGTCGGTGGACAAGGCGAACCGCCGCGCCGAGCGGGCCGGCATCCCCTACCGGTTCACCTACTCGGTCGACCGCTACACGCGCAAGACGCCAGGCGGCGAGGACGGAATCGACCAGTACGAGGAGCGGGCCAAGGTCAGCTTGAACCGCCCGGACATCAGCCATGACGGGTGGCACTTCCTGGCCACCCTGACCTGGGACGAGGAGGCCGGCCTGGTCACCCGAGTCCGGCCGGGCGAAGAACTGAAGCTGCACCCGAAGGCGCGCAACTGCGACGTCTGCCAGGCCACCCGGGACCGCAAGGATACCTACGTCATCCGCAACGCCGAGACCAGCGAGGAGAAGCAGGTCGGGTCCAACTGCATCGCGCAGTTCCTCGGGATCCGGCCCGAGGGTCTGTGGATGATGACCTACGACCCGGACTCCGACGAGTTCGGCGGCGGAGAAGATGACGAGCCCCGGCCGGGCGGCGGCACCGACCCGAACACCCGCTACGCGGTCACCGACGTCCTGGCCATCGCATTGGCGTTGACCAACCGGGAGGGGTTCGTCTCCCGGGCGATGGCCAGCACCAGCAACAGCCGCAAGATCGCCACCGCCGACCTGGTGCGCGGCATCGTCTCCGGCCGGCGCCCCAAGACGAAGGAGGAGCGCGACTGGCGGATGGAGGTGCTGCGGGACTCGCGTCTGCTGACCGATCAGGCCACGACCGTGCGCGACTTCGCGGCCACGATCGAAGGTGGCGAGTACGCGCAGAACCTGCGTGCGGTGGCCGGCGCCGACACCGTCCACGGCCGGAATGTGGCCCTGCTGGTCTCCGCGGTCGGCGTCAAGCTGCGGGCCGATGAGGAACGGCGGCTGAAGGATGCCATCGCCCACTCCAAGCACCTCGGCACAGTCGGCAAGAAGATCACCGACCAGGAAGCGCGGGTTACCGCGGTCCGGGTGATCGACGGCCAGTACGGCGTCACGCGGATGCTGACGATGGTCACGCCCGAGGGGGACGTGATCAAGTGGTTCGGCACCGGGATCGGCGCGCAGAACTGGGACATCGGCGACCGGGTGGGCGTCACCGCCACGGTCAAGAAGCACGACGTCTACCGCGGCGTCAACGAGACCGTGGTGACCCGGGCCAAGCTGGCCGACCTGGACGGCGTAGTCGCCGCCCGGGTCAAGGCGCGCGAACTGGCCACCGTCTCGATCCCCCAAGGGTTCGCCGGGTTCGGCTCCAGTGGCAAGATCCGGATCATTGAGGGCACCCGTGAGAACGGCTGGCGCACGCAGTACGTGGTCAACGAGCCGTTCGTGGCCGGCGACCAGATCCGGGTATTGGACGACGCCGAGGCGCAGACCTACAAGACCTGGATCGTCGACTCGGGCAAGACCACACCGGGCGACGAGGACATCCCCACCCTGGCCGTGCACGACGAGGACGGCAATACGGCGAACATCGCGGTCAGCGACATCTACTCCTGGCGGCCGGCGAACGCCGACCAGACCGGCGGTGGGCCGCCCCCGGGCGACACCACGGTCACTCCGCCGCCCGTTCCTGAACGCACGTTGAACCCCGAAGACATCATTCGCCTCTCTGACGGGCGCGTAGTCAATGTCGTTTCGGTTCACCCAAACGGCGACATAGAGGTTGCCGTCGACAAGAAGACCGGGCACATCGTGGTGCCTCCCGACCAGGTTGCCGAGGTCATCTTCCCGCCGCCGCCAGAATCGGTCGGCACGGACGGGCTGGCTGGACTCCCCGACAGCATCCGTACCGAGTTGACCTCAGCATACGAAGAGACTGGCAAGCGGTACACAGTACAGCCTGTCGCGGTTACTGCCAGCGCGCACGAGTGGACCGGGCACGATGCCTTCGCGGTGGGCGGGAACAGGATCAGATTCAACCCGCTTATCGCCGACGAAGCATGGCGCAACGAAAGTCTCCGCAGCAGCTACACAGCCTCCGGCAATATGCGCGAGGCATATTTGCACGAATTCGCTCACACGCTTACCCGCCGCCTTGAGCAGGACGATCCGGAGTCAGCTCAGAGGCTGCACGAATTCTTCGATTCGCACATTCAGAAGTCACGCGATGAGCTTTACAGCGCAACCGAGATAATGCACAACACTCCCGATCAACCCGACCAGCTACCGGCAGGCGTCGATCCGGATGGCGTGCTGGCGATGAGCTACCTCGTCTCCTCCTACGGAGTGGAGAACAGCGAGGAGGGCATCGCCGAGGCATTCGTCCGGATGCATCAGGGACGGCAGAATCAGTACGTAGACGCCGTGCGGGAGGCGTTCGGCAGGTACGAGCGGTCGAGCGTCGAGGACCCGGACATCCCACCAGTTCCCGGCGACACCACTGACGGCACGGCCGTCACGCCGCCCGACCGTAAGAGGATCACGGACCCCGACCACGTCACCGAAGGCGCCCGGGCCGGCGACCTGAGCCCCGGCGACCGGGTGCTGCTGCCCGACGCGGACAACCGGCTCCAGCCGGCCGAGGTCACCCGCGTGGGCGAGGACGACTTCGGCGACTTCTCGATCGACTACCGGCGCCCGGACGGCACCGAGGAGAGGGTCGCGCTTGACCGGTCGGAGATCATCCCAAAGCTGGCCGGAGACACTCCGGCCCCCGTACCCGGCCCCGACCCCATCGAGGGCCGCGACCCGACCCTGCCGGCGGTCGCGGCCGGCGACGTCCAGGCCGGCGACCGGATCGAGGCCGGCGACGGGACCTCGCTCCTGGTCTTCGGCAAGGCGCGCGACCGGGCCACCGGCCTGCTGCGGATCTCCACGGTGGACGAGAACGGCAAGCGGTCCTCGGCGCTGTACCCGGAGTCCAGCTCGTTCGAGCTGGCGTCGGCCGCGAAGGCCCCTGATGAGCTTCCTGCGGGCCTGGCGACCAGCCGGCCGGTACTGGCGACCTATCAGCGGAAGGCGGTCGCTGCGCTGGACCTGGAGGCCGGCGACAACCCGACGCTGGCGCAGGCCGCCGCGAGAGTACGCGCCCGCCAGCCGCTGTCGCTGGAGCAGGCCGCAGCGCTGTCCGCAGAGCTGCGTCGACTGGCCGACGCGGAACAGCGGCCCTCGCGCAAGCGGTCGCTGCAACGCAACGCCGCCCAGGTCGGCGCAGTTGTCACCGAGCTGGGCGGGGAGTTCACGCCGGAGACGCAGGAACGGAACAAGGCGACGAAGGTTGCCCCTGGTGAGATAACCGAAGGCGACCAGGTGGCGGTGGTCATCCAGAGCGGCCCGGCGCTGGGCAAGGTGGTCGGGCGACGGGAGATCCTGGGTGGCCGGCTGACCGAACTGCGACTTCGGGACGAGCAGGGCAACGAGCGACTGATCATGCTGTCCCGCACAGCGCCGGCTTACCTGCTGCCCGACCTGCCCGACCCCGAGCCGGTGCCCGAACCGGAACGGCCCGCCGGCACCGTGGATCGCTCCTCCGTGCGGATCGGCGACCGGATTCGGCTGCCGTCCGTCGGCTCCGACGCGCCGATCGAGGGCGTGGTCATCGGCCTGGATCCGGAGTTCGGCAAGGACGACTCGGGAGAGAGCGTCCCCGGGGCCCGGCTGTCGATCCGCACCGCGCTGCCGGACGGCAACACCGTGGTAGTCAGCCACGCCGTCTACGGTGCCGACTCGCTCACCCTGCTGGAGCACGACGCACTGCCGCCCGAGCCGACCAGACTCGACCGTGACGCGAGCCGGGTGGAGAACGTGCTGCAACGGCTGGTCGGCGCCGAGGTGATGAAGCACCGAATCCAGGCGCACATTCTCCGGCTTCCGGACGGACCGGGGGGCCGGCAGGCACTCCTCGACTCGCTCGAACACGGCACGGACCTCACGCAGAACGTCTACTACCAGAATGGCGCGTCGCTGGCGCGCCTGCTGGCGCCTGACGCCTCCCCGGAGAGCCAGCAGGCCCTCGCGGCGGTGCTCGACGACGTCCTGATCCAAGCCCGGCGCAACTACGCCGAGCGGGTCGCGGCCGGCCTTCGTGACTGGCCGGACGATCCTGATCTGACCCTGCACGGCCAGGCGGAAGAGGTGCTGGCCGCCACGCCGTCGCCGGACTTCTCCCGGGTAGCCCGCTCGCTGGCCGAGGCAGGCCACAAGCTCCAGGTCCAGGCGAACGCCGACGTCGGGTTCACCCCGCCCACCGATGCACAGCGCGAGGAGGTCAAGGCCGCCGTCGAGCGCGAGCTGAAGCGGCAGCGGCAGGAGTTCGCCGACCGGATCACCGAGCTGGTCAAGGGACAGGACCGGCGCACGGCGGTCAACATGCTGACGAAGCTCGGCCCGGACGCGCAGAAGCCGTCCACGGAGTCCATCCGGCGGATGTTGGTCGCCAGCTCCTACGGAGTCGACCCTGACCGGGTCCGGTCTGCTGGCGACCGGTTCTCCTCCGATGTGGCGGAGGCCAACTCCCGGCTGGTCGGCGAGGTGATCGCCGAGCTGATGACGCGGAAGGGCGATAGCCCGCGGACCACCGCTGCGGCGATCAAGGCGGCGGTCAAGACGCAGGACGGGATCGACCAGGGGTTCGATTCGGACCGGTGGAACGCCGGCAATATCGCCGCGCTGGTCGAAATGAAGCTCGTTGGCGGAGGTGACCTGCCGTCCCTGGTCACCTCCGCGGAGCCGGAGATACCGGCCGCCGACACGACGGACCTGGCCGGTCGCGTCGAGCAGCTCCGCCGATTGCTGCCGGGCAACGGCAGCCAGTTCGGTCGCCGTCGGAGCAGGGTGGCGGCGTTCGCGCCCACCACTTTGGCGGAGCTGGAGGCCGGCAAGGCTCCGGACATCGTCAGCACCGAGGTCTTCCTGGCCGACATCGACCCTCACGACGACGGTCCGGGCCAGGCATCGCTGCGGCAACTGGAAGTGGTGCGGCAGGCCGGCCGCGAACTGGATGAGCGCATCCAGGCGCGGATGGACGAGCTGATCAAGGAAGGCCCCGCCTTCGACCAGAACGCATACGACGCCTTGTCTGCACAGACCTCGGCGCTGTATACCGACTGGCGTCGGCTGGTCATCGCACATGAGGAAGGTACCGCCCGGGCTGCTGGGTACCCCTCTTTCAAAGCTATGCGCGAAAGAAGGACGCAGTTGCTCTTGAGTCGTCCTCAGACCGAGGAGCAGAAGACCGAGCTTGGGCGCATCGCAACGGCCATCTCCGCGGCAAGGAGCGAAACTCCAGAGATATTCGACGCCTTCCAGCGATACTCCGAGTTGGGCCGTACCAAGGTAACACTCGAAAAGGCCCGTGCGGAGCACTCCAAGGCGGCGGCACGTGCTCGCTCGCAGGCGGCTCTGGAGGTTCTCTCACAGGTCCGCGAGATGGGGGAGGACCCGAAGGACCCGACTGCGCAGGCTCAGTTCCAGCAGAAGCGCGGCGAACCGCTCAAGGCGATGAAGTGGGCGCTCGGGTTCTACCCGCGCGATTGGATCCGTCGGTCGTCGGAGCGTAACAAGGGCCGGCCGTTCTCGCTGAAGATGGTGGCCCGTGGCTACGCAAAGGATCGGGACTCGTACGGTCGACCGGTAATTGCCCTCTCCAAGGGCAAAGACCAGATGGGCATGGGGCAGTCGTTCGAAGAGCTGCGGGACGTGGCGGTGCACGAGTTCGGCCACCACATGGAGTTTGCCCTTCCGGAACTGCGCGACTCCGAACGGGTGTTTCTCTATCACCGCACGTCGGAGGGCGAGGTCGGGGCGCGCACTCGTACCGGAAAGAACGCCTCGACCCAAATCCGCTCACTGAAGGGCGAGTTCGGCCGTCAGGACGAGTTCAAGGAGCACTACTCCGGCAAGGAGTACGGCGATGCCGCGTACGAGTTGTTCACCACGGGCGTGGAATCGCTGTTCGCCGGTTCCGACTACTTGGACGACGACTTCCGGCACTGGCTGCTCGGCACGCTGGCCCTACTGTAAGAATCCTTGACAGATAGACGGCCCGTTGCTAGGATGCGGGCGAGGGGAGGTGCCATGTTCACCGTGCTGGGTTCGGTCAATGGCGTGGCGTACCGGCTGGACGTCGGCGCCACCCGAGACGAGCACGCCGGTTCGCCGGCTGCACTGGCCACCCTCCAGGGCGCCGAAGGCCAGACCGTGCTGGCCACGCCCACCGGGCCGGCGTACGAGCTGAACCTGGATGACCCGGCGTCGGTGCTGGCCGCACTGATGGCGCTGACCGACGTGGTGTCCGTCGGCGACGGCGCACCGGCCATCCTCCCGGCCGTCGACCCAACCGTCGTCTACTGACTTCCTTGCCGTATCGGGGACGATGAGGCCGGTACGGGGCCAAGACACTAGCCGGCCCCGCGTGGCACCCTCCGGGCGTGCAGGCCCCCGACTACTCCGACGGCATCATGATCGCCCTGTTGGTGCCCGAGACCGTCGGCGAGCGGCTGGCCCTTGACGGTGGCCTGGCCGCCGACGACCTGCACATCACGTTGGCGTACCTCGGGTCGGTCCCGCCCACCGGAGACGACCCTGACCGGCTGTTCACGATGCTCACCGCGACGCGGGACGGAGCCGCCGGCCACAAGCCGATCACGGGGCAGTACAACGGGGTGGCCCGGTTCAGCGGCACGCCGGACGCCCTCGTGCTGACCTACGACAGCCCGGACATCGCCAGCCTGCGCGCGGACGTCGTCGAGGCGCTGGACGTCGCGGGGATCGAAGTCAGCGCGGAGCACGGGTTCGTGCCGCACACCACGCTGGCCTACCTGCAGCGCAAGGAGGAGAGCCCGCTTGCCCGGATCGATCCGCTCGAACTGCGCTTCGACCGGCTCCACCTGGTGTACGGCGAGACGGCGATCCCCGTCCCGCTGGCCGGCACCGACGATGCGGCGAAGGGAAAGCCGGTCGCCGGGTCGCTGCACGCCTACCCGTCCACGACGTCGCCGACGGTCAACCGGCCGGAGGGCAAAGACGCGGCGTTCGAGTCCCTGCATCCCCGGACCGGCGGGAAGTTCACGACCAAGCCGAAGCCGGCGCAGGCCGGCCAGCCCGATCCGAACGAGCTGCCGCCGGACTGGCTGGACCGGGTGCTGCGCGGCGACCCGCGGTACGTCCAGGCCAAGAAGGGCGGTGGCAAGGGCAAGAAGGGCGGCAGCAAGCACAAGCGGGACGCGGCGGCCAGGGCGGCCCGGCGCAAGCTGGCCCAGCTCGGCAAGGACAAGGCCCTGGCCGAAGAGATGGACCGTCGGAACACCTTCGACGACGCAATCCAGCGGGCCGATCAGGCCGAGCGCGCTCGGCACGAGAAGGCCAGCCAGGAGATCGAGGCCGAGCACGACCCGCAGAAGAAGGCCGAGCTGGAGAAGGCCGAGCGGGAGAACCACGCCCGGTACGTCACGGCGCGACAGAAGACGGTGGCCGGCGAGCGCGCACGGCGCCGGCAGTGGGAGCAGGCGCGGCGCCGGCAGACCATTGCCCAGCTTGCCGGGGACGTGGCCAGCGCACAGGCGTCGGCGAGCGGGAAGGCGAGCTGATGCAGGTCGGCGACGAGGTCAGGGCGTCAGGGGAAGTCCAGGGCACGATCCAGCGCATCTTCACCGATGGCGCGGTGTACGACCCGCTGCTCGGCGAGGTGCTCGACGCGGCGGCGGACGACCCGGTGCTGATGCTCGAAACCGATGACGGGCCGGCGGCGGTGCTCGCGTCGGAGGCCAAGGCCGTGCCGGCGCTGTCGCCGGAAAGCAGCGGCTGGGACGCCCTTGTCGGCCTGCTCGCCGAGCACGAGCTGCAGGTCGAGACGAAGGGGCTGCCGCCCTGGTCGCGACCCGACGGCGCGGCCGTCAAGGTGGTCTACGGCCGCGGGCTGAGGTCGTGGCCGGGCGCCGACGCGACCGTGCTGTCTCAGACGGACTGGGCGCTGGGCCGCGCTCGCGCCTTCCTCGCGACCAGCTCCGGCCAGCAGATGCCGGGCTACGTGCGGGACGCCGACATGCTTCCCGACGGCCACCCCGCCCGCGAGGGGACTGCGCCAGCGTGACGGCGATGCCGGCGGCGCCGGCCGATCGCTTCCGCGTCTTCGGGTGGGCGGCGGACGAGAGTGGATGCGGCTTCTTCCGGCTGGCCGCCCCGTTCGCCGCTCTGCGCCTGTATGGCCACGACGCCGCGGTGTCCACCGCGCTGTGGTCGGAGTGGGCGCGCGACTCGGACATCATCGTCGCGCAGCGGACCTGTCTGCCGGAGCCGTCGGCGATCATCCGCAAGCTGGCCGCCGACGGCCGGCCGGTGGTCTACGAGATCGACGACAACCTGCTCGACATCTCGCCGGACAATCCCGCCATCCACGCCCTCTACAGCCGCCCGGACATTCGCGACGCCCTGCGCCAGAACATCGCGATTGCGACGCTGGTCACGGTGTCCACCGAGCCGCTCGCCGAGCTGATGCGAGGACTCAACCCGAACGTGACGGTGCTGCCCAACTGTGTCCCGACCTGGCTGACGGAGCACGCGCGACCGCGCTCGACCGAGAAGGTGGTCATCGGCTGGGAGGGGTCGGCCACCCATCGCATGGACCTGGCCGAACTGACCGGCCCGCTGGCCCAGGTGCTGCGCCGGACGCCCGGAGTCGAGTTCCATGCGATGGGGACGAACTACGGGAACTGGTTGCATCTGCCACGGGATCGCTGCCGGTTCACGCCGTGGCTTTCGTCGGTGTTCGACTTCTGGCGGGCAGTTGACTTCGACATCGGGCTGGCCCCATTGCGCCCGCACCCGTTCAACCGGACCAAGTCGGCAATCCGCTGTCTCGCTTACGCTGCCCTTGGTATCCCGGTCGTTGCCAGCAACTATGGTCCGTACGCCGACTTCGTGATCGACGGCGTCACCGGCTACCTTGTGGATCGCCAACATGAGTGGGGACGCCGGCTGCGCGATCTGGTCAACGATCCGCAGATGCGCGCAGAGATGGGCGAAAAGGCTCGCGCGCAAGCCCGACAGTGGACGATCGAGGGGAATGTCTGGCGTTGGGAAAAGACGTACCGGTGCCTGATCTGAAGTGCCGCGGTTGTGGCGAGACAGCCCTAGAGCCGGCGCTCGACCTGAAAACTACAGCACTGGCCGATATCTACGCCAACAGCGCCGAAGAGGCCATTTCGCAACCGAGATGGCCCCTGCTGATGACGGTCTGCCACAAGTGCTGGATGGCCCAGCTCGACGATACTGTCCCCGATGAGGAGCTGTTCGGCGCGAAGTACGGATTCTTTTCCGGATCCTCGCCGGCACTGGTCGAGCACTTCCGCCTCTACGCGGACTGGGCCGTACGGATGTTCGGACCGGCGGCCCGTCGCGGAGTCGTCGAGATCGCCTGTAACGACGGCACCCTGCTCGCCCACTTCCAGGGCGCCGGCCTGCCGGTGCTCGGGTTCGACCCGGCGGCCGGCCCGGTGGCGGCGGCCTGGGCGCGGGGACTGCCGGTAGAGAAGATGCCGTTCGGGCGGAAGGCCGCCGAACAGGTCGACATGCGCAACGTACTGGTGATCGCGAACAACGTCCTGGCCCATGTCGCCGACCCACACGACTTCCTGGACGGAGTCCGGCTGCTGGTCGGCCGCTCCGGCGCCGCGGTGTTCGAGTTCCAGTACCTGGCCGATCTGCTGGCCGGCAACCAGTTCGACCTGGTCTATCACCAGCACCGCTCGTACCTCTCGCTGACGTCCGCTCAGAACCTGCTCTGCCAGCACGGCTTGGCCGTGACCGACGTGCTGCGCATCCCCACTCAGGGTGGCAGCCTGCGGATCGTCGTCAGACCAGCGCCAACCTCGGATGTTTCACCCGAACTGGTCGCGCTGTTCCGCGCTGAGGCCTGGCTGCGCCGGCCGGAGGCGTACCGCGGACTGCAGGGTCGATTCCAGTACGTGCGTGACGCGGTGACCAGCATGGTCCGGCGCGAGGTCAGCGAAGGTCGGCGGCTGGCGGGGTACGCGGCCACCGCCAAGTCCACGACCCTGCTGACGTTCTGCGGGCTGGGCCGGGCGCACCTGGACTACGTGGTCGACACCACTCCCGCGAAGATCGGCAAGTTCACGCCCGGCACCGGGATAGAGATCATCTCCCCGAAGGAGGCTGACCGCCGACCAGTCGGCGGCTACCTCCTGCTGGCCGGCAACTACCTGCCGGCGGTGCTGCGGCGCGAGCGAGATTTCCTGGCCGGCGGCGGCCGGCTCATCGTCCCGCTACCGACACCGATCACGCTGTGAGGGTCCTCGTCACTGGCGTAACCGGCATGGACGGTTACCACCTGGCCGAAGCCCTGGTCGGCGCCGAGCACGAGGTGTACGGCCTGGTGCGCGGCCAACGCGCGCCGAGCGTGCCGACGGGCGTCGTGGCCGTCTTCGGCGACCTGCTCGACCAGGGGTCGCTGTGCCGGGCGATAGAGGAGGCCAAACCGGACGCTGTGGCCAACCTGGCGGCGGCCACCTCGATCGCCATGTCCTGGCGACAACCCGCACTGATGTCCGAGGTCACGGGCACGGGGGTGCTGCGACTGCTGGAGGCGGTTCGGCTGGCCGACCCGGGTATCCACGTGATCCAGGCCAGCTCGGCGGACATGTACGGCTCGGGCGCACGGCTGCCGTGGAACGAGACCACGCCGTTCGCGCCGCGCTCCCCGTACGGCGTCGCGAAGCTGTACGCGCACCAGGTCGTGCAGGCCTACCGGGAGGCGTACGGGATGCGCGCCTCTTCCATGATCATGTTCAACCACTCGTCGCCGCGACAGGGGCCGGAGTTCGTTGTGCGCAAGGTCTGCCAAGCGGCGGCCCGGATCGCCGACGGCCGGCAAGACGTACTGCATCTGGGGTCGCTGGAGCCGCGCCGGGACTGGGGCTACGCGCCGGACTACATGCGCGCCTGGATGGCGGCCATCGGGCGGGACCAGCCCGGGGACTGGGTACTGGCCACCGGGCGGTCCAGGTCGCTCGCCGAGCTGTGCCGGGTGGCGTTCGAGGCCGCGGGGCTGGACTGGCGCCCGCACGTGGTCACCGACCGCGGTCTGACCCGCCCGCTGGACGTGCCAGACCGGGTCGGGCGCGCGAAGAAGGCGGCGGCCGAGCTGGGCTGGCGACCGGAGGTCCCGTTCGAGGTGATGATCGACAGGATGGTGCGTGCAGACCGGGCGGCGCCGTGATCGTCTGCGGCGCGACCCTGACGACGTTCGCCGTGCTCGACCCCGACCGGGCCTACCTCTGGGACGCCTGGCTGCGCGGGGCTGAGGAGGTCCAGGAGTCGGTCGACGGGCCGGTCCGGTACTTCGCCGCCATCCAGGTCGACGCGCGCGGCCTGGCGCCGTTCGGGCCGCTTCTGGACCGCCTCACGGCCGTTGGCGGCGAGTGGTGGGCGTACTCCCTGGACGACGGGCGCGAGACGGTCACCCAGGCCAACCGCGGCCGGCACATCACGATGGGGCAGAACCTGATCGCCGAGTACGCGACCAGCGTGGGGGCGAGCCACCTGCTGCACCTGGCCGCCGACTGCGAGCCGCCGACTGACGTGCTACCGAAGCTGCTTGAAGTCGGCCAGCCGCTGGTCGCCGCGGAGTGCTCGACGTACTGCATGACCGTCGGGCGCGAACCGCTGCCGAGCTTCACGGAGTTCCCCGTCGTCGGCCCGCCGATCACCGCGGCCTGCCTGCTGGTCGAGCGCGCGCTGTTCAAGCGGTTGCGCTGGCGGTTCGACCCGGACCTGGGGATGTCCGACGACCCCAGTTACACCCTGGATGCGCAGGAGTTCTTCGGGGTGACGGCGCTGACCCGGACCGATGAGGTGGCGCTGCACCATCCGGCCGCCATCGGCGCGATCGAGCACCGGTTTCCCGGGCTGGACATGGGCGTGCGTCGCATTCCGGTAGACTGACGTCCTCGGTAGTGGTGCAAAGGTCCCAACCGCAAGCGCGTACCGCGGGTATCGCGAACCGGTTGGCCGCACGGCGGGAACGCGGAGGTTTCTAGAGCCTCCAGTGACACCGCGCAGCGGACAAGCACGGCGGCTTCAGGGGCCGTTGATCTGGGGTTCGAGTCCCCGGCTACCGACCACTACCCACGGCACGCCGGCCGTGCAGGATCGCCGTCCACGGGGAATGGCAGACGCAGCCGTAGCACTGGTAATCACCGAACGACTGCTGGCGGAACCACCCCCACCGACCGCCGCACAGCCCGTCGTAGGGAAGAATCCGCCAGCATTTCCGAGCTGGCGGACGCATCAGCGCCGGATTGCCGCGAGCGCCCGCTCCAATGCCGCCACCGCGGCGTCGCGACGCGCCCGGTCGCCTTCATTGGTTATCGTTCGGTCCTGCTGAGTGCGCACCATTTCCATCAGGATGACTTCGATCCGACGCCGCTCCCGCTGCTCCCCGCCCTCCGGCAGAAGCGGGATGACGTGCGCCAGCACCCGACGCATCGCCTCGATGTTCGTCAGGTTTCCGTGGCAGGCGTCATGCCAGGCGTCGATCGCCGCGGACAGGGCTCGCGGCGGGACGTTCTGCGCAGGCGGGGCAGCGTCGTCGCGGTCGTCATCCATCGCTGCGGACCTTAGCCGGTCTGCCGCCCTAGTCTCGGCGCAGCTTTGCCGAGGAGGCGCGGTGGCGACGAAGGCGATTCCCCCGCAGACGGCGGTCGATGAGCCGACCAGCGGGACGCCAGTGACGTTGGAGCACAAGTCGGTTGCCGCCGCAGGAGTCGGGTCGGGAGCGATCCCGACCTCCGATCCGTACGAATTCGACATCATCGCCTCGGTCACCGGAGTCAAGGATCTGGTCGACGACGTGGTGGTACCCGGCGCCTACGCCGCGACACTCGCCCGGCGCACGCCAAAGGTGATCAAGGATCACGACTGGAAGCAGCGCCTGGGCAAGGTGCTGACGATCAAGGAGCTGATGCCCGGCGACGCGGCGTTGCCCGTCCGGACGCCACGAGGCGACCCGTGGCCGGCCGGGGCTGGCGCGCTGATGGCCAAGGTCCGACTGTTCCAGTCGCAGGCCGGGCGCGATGCGGCTGAACGGTGGCGCGAGTACGGGCCGGAGCAGGAGTTCAGCGTCGGCTACGCAGCCAAGCGGGCGCGCCAGGAGACCAAGAGCGGGGCGCGGTACCTGCTTGAGATGGACCTGTACGAGATCTCGGACGTGCTGTTCGGCGCGATGCCGCTGGCCGGCGCGCTGCCGGAGCCGCTGTCGACGAAGGTGCTGACCGGCGCGCAGGCCGACGCCACCGACGCAGAGGATGACGAGCCGGCGGCGAAGCCGAAAGCCGACCTGCCACAGATCACCTCCCCGACCGCCCTGCGCGCGGCCATCGCCCAATGCGAGAAGACCCCGTCGCCGGAGCTGAAGGCGCACATCGTTGCGCGGGCGAAGGCGATGAGTCTGTCGTTCATGGTGCCGAAGGGATGGAGCAAACCCGCAGGCGAGGGCAAGGACGTCTCCGACGCCGCCGACGAGACCAAGGCGGGTGGCGCCTCGAACCGGCCGTGGTCGGACTTCTCGGCCGCCGACTACTCCCCCGAGCAGTGGCGGCGGGCCTGCCTGATCGACACCGGGCAGGGCGACCCCGGGTCCAAGGACCGGTACAAGCTGCCGGTCCGGGAGCCGTCGGGCACGCTCAACCGCAACGGGGTGCACGCGGCGGCTTCCGCGCTGGCCGGCGGGCGGGGTGGCGTGCAGGCCGACCCCGGGCAGAAGCGCAAAGCCGCGCGGGCGCTCGTCCGGTTCTACGGCACGCTCGGTGAGGACCCGCCGGAGTCGCTGACCTCGCTGGCCGGCCAGGGCAAGGACGACTCGTCCACATCTGTGGACGACGTTGTGGAAGGCCTGCTGGACGTCGAGCTGGAGTCGGCCGCGTTCGACATCGAGCCGCAGCTCGGCGAGCCCGGGGAGCTGGAGTCGAAGTGGGTGGCCGCCCTCGGCGCGATGCCGCCGGAGGTCTTCGGACTGGAGGGGAAGTACGACACGTCCCCGGTTGGTGAGCCGGGTGGGCGGCAGAACTGGGCAGATCGGGCAGGGGGCCTCCCACCGTTCCTCCGCGCGGTCGCCCATGCGCTGATCCGCGAGCGGGGCAAGTCCGAGGGCAACGCCATCCAGATCGCGATCGGCCGGATCAAGCGGTGGGCCGCGGGCGAGGGCAACGTCACGGCGAAGACCCGGGCCAAGGCGGCGGCCGTCGTAGCCTGGTGGGAGGCGCACACCGGGGCGCACAAGGGCCTCGACGGCCACGACGGCCCCGCGGCGGAGTGGGATCCGAGCATCGAGGTCGGACCGGACGCCGGACACCTGGCCCCGGCGGGCCGCCAGGAGATCCAGCTCGACACGAAGCAGATCCCGTACGTCGCCGGCTCCTGGGAGGAGCGGCGCAATCTGCTGGACGAGGCGGTGCGGCGGTTCTTCCTCGGCGACAACGACGGCAGGGACCAGCCCGACGACGTACCCCGGCGCTACGTGTGTATCGACGCCACGTTCGACGACTGGCTGGTTGCCAGCCTGTACTCCGGCAACGGCGGGCCGGGGGAGTCCTACCGACTGGACTACGAGATCGCCGACGGGCTGGTCATGCTCGGCGACCCGACGCCGGCCAAGCTGGCGGTGACCGTCGCCCCTGACGATGACGACGGCTCCGGGTCCGGCGTCGACTACGGCACGGCGATGACGATGGCCGGCATGGACTCGGCGATGGCCGGCGCGAAGCTGATCGCCGCCAGCTTCGAAGGCAAGGCCGGCCGGGTGCTGTCCGGCACGAACATGACGCGCATCGCCTCGGCGGTCGAAGCGCTGGTCGCGGTATTGCGGTCAGCCGGGGTGCCGCTGGATGCCGACGGCGAACAGACCGAGCCGACCGAGCCCGCGGAACGGGTCGAGACCCCGGGCGACACGACGTCGCCGATGCAGGCCAAGGAGATGCCCTCGCCGGCCAGTCTGGTGGCCGCCGCGATGCGGCTGCGGGCCGCCTCCGCGGGGCTGTAGTCGTCAACGGGACGCTAACTGCCGGCCACGGCTACTCTGCCGCCCGGACGTCGTCCCGGTGCTGACCAGGCGAATCCATCCGCAAGTGCCGCGCGCCCGACTAGGGCGCCGAGTCGATGGAGCACGCCCGTGACCGCACCGACTGTCGACAGGATGCGCGTGAAGGAACTGCGCGTCGCTGCCGAGACCAAGGCCGCCGAGCTGGAGCAGCTCGCCGCCGCGTGGAAGATCGAGGACGGCGGCCAGTTCGTCGTCACCACGGAGATGAAGGACGCCTACCTCAAGGCCTCGGAGGAGGCCAAGGAGATCGGCCAGTTGCTGGAGGCCGCCGAAGCCGGCGGCACGCTGCGTCGGTTCCTCGACCAGCCGGAGGGCACGCCGGCCGCCGCCGAGGACGCGGCCGCGCGACAGGCTGGTGCGCACCTCCAGGTCAAGACGCTGGCGCAGGCGTTCCTCGAATCCGCGGAGTTCAAGGCCGCGAAGGAGTCCGACGCCTGGCGCTCGCCGACGTTCGGCATCCAGGTCAAGTACAACGGCGGCCTGTTCGGCGCCGACTACGGCGCCAAGGACGTCTACGGCGGCGGCTACCCCGGCCAGGTCGGCAGCACGATCACGCTGCCGGCACTCGGGCGGGTGGAGACCCGGCCGATCATCGAGATCAAGCGCCGGCAGTCGCACGTGCGGGACCTGTTCCCCAGCGCGCAGACGACGGCCGCGCTGATCTACGGGGTGCGCGAGACCGGCTGGACCAACAACGCCGCCCAGGTCTCCCAGCGCACGGCCGCCGACGGGACCTCCGCGCCGACGGGCGCGACCACGGACGTCTTCGGCATCAAGCCCAAGTCGGACATCCAGCTCGAACCGTACACCATCCCGATCGCCACGATCGCGCACCTGCTCGACGCGCACCGCAACATCCTGGCGGACGAGCCCCGGCTGCAGGACTTCATCGACCGCCGGCTGCGCGAGGGCATCATGTTCGCCGAGGACGTGGCCCTGCTGTGGAGCACGGGCGGCGCCGAGCGGATCACCGGCATCTACGCCACCGACGGCATCCAGGTCTACCCCGCGCCGGGCGTCACCACGACCACCGACAAGCGCTCCGTCCAGCTCCGGCGGGCGGCCACCCGCGTCATGCTCGCCGAGTACGAGCCCACGGGCGTCGTGCTGCACCCGCTGGACTGGGAGGCGATCGAGACCGAGACCGACACCACGGGCGCGCTGTTCGTGGCCGTCTCCGTCGCCGTGGGCGCGGAGAAGCGGGTCTGGCGGATGTCCGTCGTCGACACCTCCGCGCAGCAGGAGGGCCGGTACCTGATGGGGGCCTTCGGCACCGCCGCCCAGTTCTACGACCGCGAACAGGTACAAGTGGCAGTAAGCACGGAGAATCGGGACAACTGGGAGCGCAATATCGTGACATTTCGGGCAGAAGAAAGGGGCGCCTTGGTAGTCGACCGTCCCGAGTCGTTCGTGAGCGGGACGTTCCTCACTCCATCCTGATGCCCACATCGCCCGTTCTCTGTTAGACTGAGGGCATAGGCAGCAGCAAGAAGCCCCGAGGACGAATCCGATTCGTCCTCGGGGCGCTGCGGCTCCTTCGAGAGAGGACCCGCTAGTGAAGACTACCGCCACATGCTCGACCGACAACTGCGACAAGACGGTGCTGGCGCGCAAGCTGTGCCGCCACCACTACATGAAGCTGTACCGTACCGGCCAGATCGAAGTGACGCCCAAGGCCAGGCGCGCCCCTGTGTGCCAAGTCGCTGAATGCAACCAACCGCACAAGTCCCAGGGGTATTGCGCACCGCACTACCGTCGTTGGCTCCGCAATGGCGACCCAGGACCACTGGAAATCCAGGAGCAGTTCTCAACCGAGGGATCATGCGAAGGTCCGGAGTGCGATAGACCGATCTTGGCTCGGCGCCTCTGCGATACGCACTACGCGCAACGGAAGCTCGGTAAGGCGCTGACCCCCATCTTCAAGGGACAGTCTCCACTAGGGCCGTGCTCGGTGGCCGGATGCACCAACCAGAACAACCGGACCAGCGGCCTCTGCTGCGGCCATTACCGCCGCAAGCAGGACGGCGAGGCCGACTGGGACCGCCCCATCCAGCGCAGGGCTCCCGACGGCTCCGGATGGACCAATGACAAGGGGTACCGCGTCATCACCGTTGACGGTCGCCAGCGGCTGGAACACCGGGTCTTGGCCGCTGAGCTGCTCGGCCGCGGACTGCTGCCAACCGAAGAAATTCACCACAAGAACGGCAATCGCTCGGACAATAGGACAGATGGGGAATTTCGGCTGGACGCAGAAGGTCGTCTGATCTCCGGGAACCTCAACCTCTGGTCGACGACCCAACCGCGCGGCCAGGAGATCGGCCCGAAGCTGGACTGGGTGGCCGAGATGATCGAGACGTACGGCGGAGCGTGGCTTCCGACCCTGGAAGCGCATCCGCGCAAGGGGGCGCTCGTGGACTTCGCCCGCCAGCTCCTGGCCACCTACGGCACCGATGCCGAACCCGCCCCGCCGGCCCCGCGCCAGCCGGAGAACCTGCCGACCTAACCGCGTTCGATCGACACCTCGATCGTCTTGCGGCCGGGCGTGCAGACCACGTCCAGCCTGACCTCGGCGCCGGTCGCGCGGCCCTGGTCCAGCAGTTCCCGGACCATCCCGAGGATGGCGGCGACGTCCTCCTCGGAGATCAGATGCAGGCGTGCGTCGACCACATGCAGGTCGGACTTGGCGATCTCCACGCGGACACCCTAACGGGCCTCAGACGGCCTCGGCGGCACGGGATGGGCGACGTTACCGGGCGGGCGCGGTTAGCCTGCCCACGACCGAGCTAGGGGGCGGCGTGGCACAGGCACGGGCCAGGACGGCACAGCTTCCGGCGGAGAGCACGGGGGAGCCCGCGGGCACGGCCCAGGCCTTGGTCGCGTCGGCGATCGAAGCAGCACGGTCAACGAGGAGCACCGGGCAGGCAGGGCAGGCTTCTCCGTCCCCGGCGCCTGCCCTGCCGCCGGAGCCCGACCCGGACGCGGATTCCGAGTTGCCCGTCGGGCCGCCGGTCTCCGACCAGCCCGGGATCCTGGTGTACGGCAACGGCGCCCCGGTGGACCTGGAGTCGCTGTGGCAGGAGAAGTCCCCGGCCGGGGTGATCGTGGTGGCCCGGCACTCCGTCTTCCGGTACCAGCGACTGCCGGGCACCCGCGAGGTGACGGCCGTCCAGGTGGTTGCCGCCGGCACCGAGACGACGAAGGACGCGGCGCTGCGACTGCTGCGGCGGTGATCCGGTTGTACGTCGCTCCGCTTCTATGTGCGCCGGACCCCGGAATCCCCCACGGTCGGGGCACAATTTCCTGTGATGCTGGTCACAGGGGTCGACAGTGACAGCCGGCGACCCGGTGCTCATAGTCGCGGTGGACAACGTGGCCCGCCGGCTGGGCCTGGAGCTGCCGCTGTCGACGGACAACGAGTGGCTGGTCACTCAGGCGATCATTGACGCCCAGGCCGCGGTGGAGGGCTACCTGGGCCGCGGGCTGACGCCGGCCACCTACACCGAGACCGGGCTCTGGCCGCCCGCCGACGGGGCGAGTTGGTGCCTGACCAACGGCCCGGTTGTGTCGATCGTCTCGGCGACGGTCGACGTCGATACCGGCGGCCACCCGACCGGCATCTACACCGTGGTCTACACGGCAGGGATCGACGCGGCCAACGACCCGGCCCTGCTGCCGATCCGGCAGTACGTCACGGCGGCGGCCGTGAACTCCCCCGTGGTGCTCAATCTGTGGCGGGCCGACCAGCCGAACCAGGGCCGCACGATCCGCAACCTATCCACCGAAGGCCAGTCGGTGGGGTACGCGGACGCGACGCCGCTGGGAGTGGCCAAGGCCGGCGAGCCCGGGTCGCTGCCGAACATCGCGACGCTGGACCGGTGGAAGCTGGCCGGCCGGCGGGTGTTCCAGCGGCAAGGCGGATGGGGGTGGCCGTAGCAGACAATGGTGCCGAGCAGGGCACGGGGAAGACTCCTGCTCGGCTTGCCTAGCCTAACAGGCACAACCGGGGCCGGCGGTCGATCAGGCGACTTCGCCGGCCAGACGGCGGGAGAACGTCACTCCCAGGGGCTCGGTCCACGCTGGGGGCTGCATGCCGGCGAGGATCAGGAGCTGGCAGATCAGCGGGTCGGCGCACCTGATCGAAAGGATCCCGGTGCTGTCGTCCCACACGAGCGAGCGGCCCAGCTTGCCCCGTCGGCCGCACGACCGACAGCAGTCCCGCTCGATCACCGTGCTTCGGTGCCTCATTCGCTACTCCCCGTGGTCAGTCGCCAGCGGAACCGGAGTTGGGCCAACCAGGCCCGCAAGCCGGCCCGCCGGCCGCAGAACCCGCAGCGACTCACTGGCGGTCGGAGAACACGACCTGCGGCACTCCGGACTTCGATGCCGGCGGCCGGATCGATGGTGGTTCCGGCTGACGCGGTCGCGGGGCCGCCGGACGCACGGCGACCGCGTCAGGGTCGGACCATCCTGGGCAACTGCAGCCGGTCACCATGCAGGCCCCGCGGTGTGGATGGAAGCTGGCCATGTGATTGCACGGCCTGGCCCCCAACGAGGTCGCGCAGCGAGGTCGTGGCTTGGCCGGCGGTCGAGCAGATGGCGGCAACCCTGGCTCCTTGGTGTCGTGGCGAGAATTCTCCCGGTCGCCGGCCCCGCCGCCGGCTGCGGTCTGAGATCGTCCTGCCAGGATCCGAGCCTCCGAGGGGCAACCGGCGGCGGGTGCGGGCAATGCTAGGCGCCCACTCCGACACCGGTCAACGGACGTCACTTGGCCAGAACGTCCTTGAGTCGCTGAGAAAGCAGCTCCATCGATCGGACCACGGCGTCGGCGCGCTCGGAAAGCCAGGAGACGAACAGCGCGAAGTACCGGTCCTCGGCGGCATTGACGTTCGCGTGCGCATTGCGCGCATCCACCGTCGACTTGCCGTCTCCGTAGTTGTTGAAATGCCAGGCAAACCATTCGGTGAAAACGCCCTTGGCGAACCGCGCATCCGACTTGAAATCCGCGGCCCGCCGCGTCCAGTCGAACAGCCCGAGGGTGACGACGAACATGAGGTTCTCGCGTTCGCCGGGCGCGAGCCGGAGCCAGTCCTCCTCGTAGGCGCCGCCCGGCAGCCGGCGCCAGACCTTGTTCCCCGTCGCATCGAGGATCGGTGCGCCGGCCGCGTCCAGCTCCTCGGTGCGGACGGCGCACCGGATCTGGTCGACGATCAGGAATGCGTCGGCGAAGGCGTCCATGATCAGCTCGTTGACCTTGCGGTGCATCGCCTGCCGCACCTCGGCGTCGGCCGGCCGCCACTCCAGCCGCATCCGGGAGTGGCCGGCCCGTCGGCCGAACGCCGTGGTCCGCTCCTCGGGCAGCACCGCGTCGTCGAACGGCTCGGTCATCGCCTCGGCCTGCAGCTCGGCCTCTTCGTCGGCCGCCGTCTTGCCGGATGCGCGTACGTCAGTCATGCCGCTCTCCCCAATCGCTCCAGCCAGGCCAGCCCGACGGCCGCCGCATCCCGCTTGTGTTCGTTGGTCAACAGCTCCCGGCCTTCCAGCCAGTCCAGCTCGTTCAGCGCGGCGCCGACCTGGCCCTTGGTCACGTTCGTCCGGCGACCGGTGAGCAGCCACTTGGCCGACTGGTTGGCCGGCATCACCGGCACCAGTCCGAGGTCGGCGCAACAGATCCGGACCACGGCGCCGGCCAGGATCGCCGACTCCGGGCGCCGCAATCGGCCACCGCCGGTCGGCGGGGCCTCGTGCGCGATCGCCGTCACAGTCGTGGCGTACCGGTCGAGCACGGCACGGATCTGGGTGCACAGGAGCACGACGTCGGCGAAGGTGTCGGCCCAATTGCCGGCGCCCTCGCCCAGCCGGGTCCGGCACATGCCGGCGGCGAGCACCTGGCAACGCCGACCGTCGTTGTCGACGACGGCCCACCCGGTGTTGCGCATCGACTGGTCGAACGCGAGCACTGACCCGACTCCCAGCCGAGCGGCCGTCAACGGCGCCCAGACGGCCTTACGCCGCCCCTTTGGCGGCGCCGGCACCGAGTCATACCCGGGCAGGCGGAAGTCCTCCAGCGCGGTCATGACCGCTCCTCCCGGGCCAACCCTGGCGCCGTCTGGCCGGCCCACTCGGCGACCGGCCGAACGAACAGAGGGGATTCCTGCCGGCGCGAGGGCGGAGCGACCTTGCCGAAAGTGATCACGTACAGCCAGAGCCGCCTGAACTGAACAGGGCTCATCACCATCAAGACCAGGACGACCAGCGCCAGTCGGACCGCGCCAGGCTTCCGGTCACCCCACCCGTACCCCCGGGAACGCCAGGACGCCCAGCCGTGCAGCCGCTTCACCGGTCGAGCGCGGCCGAGCGCGTACCCCACGGTGAGCGCGACCAATACAGTGACGAGGGAGGTCACTCAGGCACCCCGGCTTCGGGCTCCTGCCGGCGCCACCCGTCCGGGGTCGACCCGGCCTTGATTCGGGCGACGACCTCCGGGTCATCAGGCCGATGCGGCGGTGCGTCCGGATCACCCTGGTCGTGCTGCTGGCGCCAGTCCTCGAACGAGAACGCCAGCCGCTTGAGGTCGGCCACGTACGCCGGGTCCATGCCCAGCCCCTCGGCCGCCAGAGCGTACGCGCGGATGGCGGCCGGCGCCGCCGGGTCGGCCGCGCCCATCACGATGTAAGGCCAGTCCGGTACTGTGCCGTCCCGCCGCTGCACCAGGTACTTGTCCCACAGCCTCATTCCTGCCTCCTGTACGTCTTGGTCGATTCCGGCCTAGCTCGCGGTCACGAGCCGCCGCCCTTGGGCCGTTCCGCGGTGATCAGCTCGCCCGGCAGCGCGCGAGGTGCCGGTAGCCGGTGGACCGACTTCGGGTGCTCGCCGTTCAGGCACAGCACGCAGAATGCGAACGGATCGGCGGCCGCCAGCTCGGCGCGCACCCGCATCAGGATGTGTCCCAGCTTGTTCTGCCCCTGGCCGCCGACCGTTCCCCACTCCCTGTCACCCCAGTCGTTGCCCTCCTCCAGGTAGGCGTCCCCCGTGGAGAGCAGCAGGTCGCGCAGATCGGGATGGGTGGCGAACTTCAGCCGGCACAGGTCGAGCATGACCTGCTCCTTGATCTGCTCCCAGTCCGGCCGCCGGCTCAGCGACCGACCCAGCTCCTTGGCCTCCCGTGGCGTCTCCGCCGACGCCACCGATCGATGGATCAGTGGGTCGGTCGACTTCATCGCCTGGAAGGCGTGCTCGTTGGTCGGGTAGGTCGCGTCGTCCCCGAGGTCGATCGGCGCCCGGTAGAAGTTCGACAGGCCGGCGTACCGGCCGAAGAACCGCGAGATCACCCGGTGCCGCACGACCTCGATGCCAGCCGCCTCGGCCCGGTCGGCGCAGTCGGATGCGCCACGGGAGTCGTTCCAGATGAAGGCGTGGCAGCGTTCGGCACCGCGGTCGACCATCGCCTGGTTGCGGGCGAACCCGGCGCCATTGCCCCGCGGCCCGCTCCAGTCGGCGGGCATCCGGTCGACGATGACACGGTCGGCGTTGGCCCGGCCCCAGTCGTCGGCGAACCGGTCTACCCCGGAGGGGCAGGCGCCGTGCCGCAGCGTGAACGGGCCGTCCCGGCGCAGCTCCGCGTCCAGCACCTCGTGCACGTTCGAGGCTCGGGTGCACTCCCGGCTGCCAGTGACCAGCACGACCCGGGTGGCGGCCAGCAGTTGGGCGAGCACCGCGACGTCGTGCCGGAGCAGTCGCTCGCCGTCGGTGCCGCGCAGCGCGTACGACGGGTGCACCGCCGGCAGGTGCACCCGGCCGTTGGGGAGGACGCGGGGGACGCCGTGGCAGGCGGTGATCCGCGGTGCGTCCGGCCAGACGGCTTGAAGCGGCACGTTGCCGAGCGTCACCACGATCGGCGCGCCGATCAGCTCGATCTCCTGACGCAGGAAGCCGGCGGCCTCGGCCTGCTCGACCTCGGTCGGGGTCCGGTTGTGCCCCGACTCATCGACCGGGCGCGCCTTGATCAGGTTGGTCCGGTACAGCCACCGGTTACGGTCGATGGAGAACTCGGCCAGCAGTGCGTCCAGGAGCTGGCCGGACGCGCCGACGAAAGGCTCGCCCTGCGCGTCCTCGTCCTTGCCCGGCGCCTCGCCGACCAGCAGCGCTCGTGGGTGCGGGTTGCCCATCGAGTCGGCGACGTACGGCGTGAGCACGCCGGCCTCCAGCTTGGCCAGCACCGGGTTCGCGCGGTACTCGCCGGCCAGTGCGCTCAGCTTCTGGTCGAGGAAGTAGAAGGCCTCCTCGTACTCGTCGGCCGGCTCCCACGGCCGCCAGCGCGGGCTCATCGGAAACCCTTCTGCGAATCGTTCGACATTTCGTTCATCATCTGAACCCGATCTGCGACATGGTCAAGTAACGCCGTTAATGACGCCGACTGTTCCTGCGTCAGATGTACGCGGAGTGGACGCCAGCCCTGACACGTCATCGTTATATTGTCGCGCTGGCGAATCTTGTTGGCGAACCTGCGTGCCTCTCGCGGCGAGAAATACATTTTCATTACGGAACCGACGGTCGGCTCTTTGTCAGCACTCAAACTGGAATCCCATGCCACCAAGCGAACAAAGAATCTAGACGTACTACGATGTACGACCATCGTGACGTCGAACATCCAGGGCGCCATCAGTCCACCACTATCGTGCGCATGCTGTACCAAGTTCCCTTTCCCTCTACGGCCGTCACCCGGATATCTCCGGGACTGACTCCGGCCAGCACGTCCTCCTCCCGCTCCACCGGGATCTCCGCGGCGCAGGCAAGGGCCACCTCGGCGAGCGCACCCCGGCTGTCCTGCCAACCCGGCAGCACGGCGACCAGATCGGACCTCAGCACCGCCTCGCAGTCCCAGCGCAACGCCCGCCTGACGTTCCATCCGCCGGGAGGCTGAGGCATCAGGCGAGGGTCGAAGCCGGCGTCCATCGCGTGTTCGGCGGGAGACAGCACCTCGAACCCTGCCGCGCGCAGCCGGGCGGCACCGTCGATGAAGGCCGGCCAGTTGAGCAACGGGAGACCACGCATCGGGCCGGACAGGTAGACGATCATCAGCAGAACCTCTTTCCCGGGCAGGTCGCCCGCTTGAGCCGATCGCACGCGCACGCCGGGGCGCGACCCGCTCGGGCGGCCGCCCGCACCCGCAGGTACTTCTCCTGCAGCGCCTCGCCCAGCACCGGATCCCACTCGATGTGGAACTCCTTGATCGTCCAGGGAAAGCCGAGCACGAGAATGAGCAGGATGGTCCGGCGCTTGCCGGAGATGCGCTGCACGTCGATGGCCTGGATCCAGTAGTCCGGCCAGATCTGCGCGAACGCCTCGTTGTCCAGGTCTTCCAGCCCGAGCAGCCGCTTGTGGCCGGCCCAGGTGTTCTCCGCCGCAGTCTTCAGCTCGAACAGATCCTGGCCGTACCGGCCGGGCAGCGCCAGCACGCCGTCGGCATGCGTCTTGGCCCCGGTCAGGTCGTCCACGAAGCCGGGCTCGCGGCACCGGTCCTCCGGCGGGCAGATCGTGCAGCGCTGAAGCTTGGCGGGCAACACGCCGGCCTTCTGCAGGCACCACTGGCAGAAGCCGTGCAGCGCGGTGCCGACGGTGACCGACATGCGCCGGCCGTAGTCCATCGGCTCGCGCTTGACCAGCTCGGGGTTCGTCAGGTAGGCGAACAGCGCGCGGTCCGGCCACAGCGGATGAGTCGAAGGGTGGAACAGCCCGTCGTACGGCCGGTCGCCGAATGCCCGCTTAGGCACGCCGGGGAAGGTCAGATCCTTGGCCTGGCCGATGAAGTTCTCCAGCAACGGCTTGAGCAACAGCCCCTTGGCGGTGTCCCTGAGCAGTGCCTCGCTGCCGGAGAAGTCCAGTGCGGCGGTCATCCCGTCGCCTCGGCGTCCCGGTCGGCGCGGGCGGCCTCGCCCTGCAGCGCGGCCAGCACGTCTTCGGCCAGCCGGCGCACGGCCGCCCGCGTGGTCTGGTCGGAGTACCGCCCAAGGTTGATCAGCGCTCCGCGCAGCAGCTCGCGGGCAGCGTCCGCGCACTGGGCGACGGTCCGCATCTCGGCGAAGTCGTCGAGCTGGAGCACGACCAGGTCCAGCGCGCGGGTCAGGCTGACATCGTCGTACAGCCGCACCGGCAGGGCGGGCCTGGCCAAACCGGCCTGATTGACGAGCTTGGTCCAGATGGCGCGCGTCACGGAGAAGGACCGACTCAGCGTCGACTTGCACTCGGCGGCGAACTCGAAGGTCTGCCCGATGCCGCCGTGGTCGTCCCGGCCGTCGGTCTGGTCGTTCGGCTGGTTGCCGGAGCCGCGGGTCAGCCGCAGACCCAACACCCCGGCGGCGTACCGCTCGTGCCGGCGCGCCATCCGCGTCCGGATGTCCGTCACGCCGACATCTCCGGCGTCCACGCCGGACCCAGGTAGCTGAAGCGGGGGATCACGCCGTGCGGGACAGTTCCCGGCTTGGGCGTATGCAGTTGCGCGTAGTAGTAGGCCGATCCGTCGGGCCACACCCAGTCGAAGAACTCGCGTGCCTCGCGCACCTTCGACCTCGGACCCGGCTTCGGGCTGCCGTCGAGCTGGAGCGCAGTGTAGGCGACCATGACGAGGTCGCCGAAGCCGTTGGTCGAGTTCGCGACGTACCCGGTCACCTGGTACAAGTGGCCCTTGTAGTGACGGTAGATGCCGGCCTTCAGCTCCTGCAGCCCCTCATTGCCGTGGCGGAACTCGGGGTGCGGGTCGTCCAGAACCTCGATCCTGGTGTCGGCGGTGATGAACTCGGCCATCCCTTCGTCGCCGACCAACTGCCGGCCGATCAGCTCCACCATCTGCCCCTCGTGGGTGAAGGTCTGCTTACACAGCGGACCGACGCTCACGACGTAGTACTCCCCGCCGACCTCGCCCGGCCTGCCGTAGGCCAGTTCCTCCAGCGGGATGTACGAGCGAGTCACCCGGACGCACATGCCGACCAGTCGGTCAAGCACGGTCAGTGCACTCACTCCTCCTCCTCGGGCATCAGGTCGACGATCGAACCAGGGTCCACGCCGGGCGGCAGCTCGCCCGGCTCGTGGGCCAGCGAGGCGATGGCGCGAGCACGGATATCGGCGACCAGATCGGGGTTCTTGCGCAGGTGGTCCACCGCCGCCGGCTTGCCGTTGTGCCGGGTGTCGTCGGGCATGACGTACCAGGCCCCCTTCTGGTCGATCACGGCCAGGCGTACGCCGAAGGTCAACGCCTCTTCGGCCAGACCGATGCCGGCCGGCCCGTACTGGTCGGTGGGTCGGTTGTAGATCCAGACGTGTGCGGGCGCGTTGCGTGGCCCCAGCTTGTTCTTGGTGACCCGCACGACGGCCTGGTAGCCGACCTCGGTCTGTTCGCCGTCGATGAGCATCTTGCGCACGGTCTTGGCGTCGTACCCGCGGCCGACATCGAACCGCACGCTCGTCATGTGGGCCAGACAGAAGCCGCCGGTCGCGGTGGTCCCCGCCCGGCCGGATGAGTCGATCTTGGCTCGAAGCTGGTTGACCATCCAGGTGGTCGTCCCGTTCTGGGCGCCGAGTCCGCACACCTGCTTGGCCAAGCGCGTCATGATGCGCGCGATCAGCGCAACCTTGGCGTCCTCGGACAGCGCCTCTTGCTCAGCCCGACCGAGCATCGCGCCGACCGAGTCCAGCACGACAATGGAGTTGTAGCTGCCCTCAACCAGCATGTGCACGGCGTCCGCGGCGTCTTCGGCGCTGGCGGGCTTCGTCACGATCACCAACCGATCCAGGTCGACACCCAAGGTCGCGGCCCAGTCGGGGTCGAACGTCCCCTCTGGGTCGACCCAGGCGGCGAGCTGATTGGGGTACGACCGCTGAGCGGAGGCGACGGCCAACATGGACAGGCTGGTCTTGCCACACGCCTCGGCCCCTTGTACCGAGATCAGCCGGCCGCGCGGGATGCCGCCGACGCCGAGCGCGTAGTCGAGCGCGATCGAACCGGTGGAGAAGATCTCTGGTTTGACCATCTTGCTCGCACGGGTGGCGCCAGCCGCGCCAAACTTGGCGGTGAACTTCTCCTCGAAGGAGTTGAACGCGCGACCGCTCGCCGTCCTTGGACCATCAGTCGGAAGGGTCGGCGGTGCCGGCTCAGCTTGCTTGCGTGGGGCCATCTCGGTCCTCTCGGCGGGAGAAAAACTCTAAGACATCTTACCACTGACCGGCACCAGACCGGTCAGCTTCAGCCCTCGTTCGTCCTTGCGCAGCGCGCACACCACGAGCGAATGGAGGGTCAGGTGACGCTCCACCCGGTTCAGCATCTCCGACCAGCAGACGGCTTCCATCGTGCCGTCCACGCCGCGCAAGGAGATCCGCGCGTAGGGCTTGCCGTCCCTGGTCTGAAGCAGGGCTACCGCGCTGACGACGGCCACCGCCGCGTACTCGTCACCGGGGTCGGCGGCGTCGATCACGGACGGCAGATCGCTGACCGCCAACAGGTCTGCCGGGAAGTCATCGAACGGCGTGCTGCTCAACCAGGCCCCCAGGGTCGCCAGCTCGCGGTCGCGCAGCTCGGACGCGGTGTACGGCTCGATGGTCGCCGGGTCGAGCGGCGGCGGCGGCAGGTACTGCCGGCAGGCGATGGTGCACCGCTTCGGTGGCGGGAGCAGCACGAGATGCTTGTTCTTCCCGCGGCCGGCAAACTTCGCGGTGACTCCCTCGATCTTCTCGCGGCCGGCCCAGTCGAACCGGCAGGGCAGGCCATTCGGCGTCTCGTCGTCCCGGTACGTGCAGCGGATCTCCTCGCCACTGGCCTCGCGCGCCAGCCGAAGCTCCAGCGCCCGCCGGTGGGAGTAGAGGGAGTCCAACGCACCGACGGCCGCCAGCGCCCGCACCTGACCCTGATTGATCTTGGACCCCTTCGGGGCGACTGCGCGGCTGATGAAGTCGTCGTAGGAGGTGTACGGGCGACCGGCGACGATGGCCGGTGCGCAAGCGTCGCCGATGCCCTTGATGCTGGCCAGCCCGAACCGGATGCCTAGTCCGGCCGGCGTGAAGTCGATACCGGACTCGTTGACGTCCGGCGGAAGGACGGGCACCGCGAGCCGGCGCGCCTCATCGACGAACTCCGGGATGCGGTCGGAGTCGGTATGGGTCAGCACCGCGGTCATCATCTCGTGCGGGAAGTGCACCTTCAGCCAGGCACACCAGAACGAGACCATTGCATATCCCCACGAGTGGGCCTTTCCGAAGCTATACCTAGCAAACTCCTCCAACTGCGCCCAAAGTACATCGATCGCCTCGGGGGAGGCGCCGTGCTCGATGGCCCTGCGCCGGAACTCGACGCCGGCCTCGCGCATCTTCTCCGTCAGCTTCTTGCCCAACGGCTTGCGGATCTTGCCGTCGGCCTCGCCGAGTGTGTAGCCGGCCAGCACCACGGCGATCCCCATCACCTGCTCCTGGTAGACCACCGCGCCGTAGGTGTCGCCGAGCACCTCGGCCAGCCGCGGGTCGGGGTAGGAGACCGGTTCCTGGCCGAACCGGCGCCGCAGGTAGGTCTTGGTCAGGCCTGACTCCCGTGGACCCGGCCGGCCGAGCGCCATGATGGCCGAGAGGTCTGCCACCGAGCGCGGCTTGAGCTGCCGGCACAGCCGCCGGCCGTCCGGCGTCTCGATCTGGAACATGCCGAGGGTGTGGCCCTTGCAGATGGCGTCCCAGACCTGCGGGTCCTCGTACTGCCGGTGCCAGTCGTAGATCGGCACCCGGTAGCCGTACCGCTCGTCGATGAGGTCCATTGCCTGCTGGAGCGTGTCCAGCGTCTCCAGGAAGAGGAAGTCGTACTTCAGGTACCCCAGCGCATCGAGCTGTCGGTAGTCAAACTGGGTGACCATGACCCGGGAGGCGTCGTCCTCGTCCTCACCGGACCGCATCGGCAGGTCCGTCAGCGGCGCATCGGTGGAGATGACCAGGCCGGCGGGATGCTTGCCGTAGGTCCGCAGCAGGCCGCAGATCCAGCCGGCGAGATCCCACAGCTCCGGCGCCGCCGCGTAGATCGGGGCCAGCTCCTGCTCGTACAGCCGCCAAACGTCGTCCCATTCGGGCGGGAGACCGGACAGGGTCGCGGCGTAACTCTTGACGACCTTCCGGAACGCCTCGATCAGATACCAGTCGACATCCGCGACGCCGGTCTGGGCCAGCACCTTGCGCGCACCCTCCACAGCGGACAACACGCGCATCCGGGAATGGGTGCCGATCCGGACCACGTGGTCCTCGCCCCAGCGCTCGCGCACGTACCGGTGGATCGCCTCGCGCTTGGACGTGGGGAGGTCCAGATCGAAGTCCGGCATCTCCACCCGCTCCTCGGTGAGGAAGCGCTCGAACGGCAACCCGGCCTCAAGCGGATCCACCTCGATGATGTCGGCCAGCCAGGCGACGTAGGAAGCGCCCGAACTCCCGCGACACGGCCCCACGAGGATGCCCTGCGACTTAGCCCACCGCACGATATCGGCAGTGACCAAGTAGAACCCGCACAGCTCGCGGGAGATGAGCAGCTTCATCTCCCGCTCGAACCGCGCGGCACACTCCGCCTCCGGCCGGCCGCGGTCGACGACCTTGCGCTGCCAGTTGGCCAGGCACATCTCGATCAGCCGCTCACCATCGCGCCGTACGGCGTTCTCACCTTTGCTGAACACCGGCTTCTTCAGCGCGCCCTCGACCCGCGCAGTGCACCGATTGGCCACCCGCACGGTGTTGGCCATCGACTCGCGCACGACGTCGTCACCGAGGTACGAGATCGCGGCGGCTACCTCATCGGCCGTCAGGAACGGCTCGAAGTGGCCCTCCAGCAGGTAGGAGCCCTCCTTCACCGACGGCTGCATCCGCAGCCACGACTTGTGCCTCTCGGCTTCTTCGCGGTGGGTGTAGTGGCTGTCGGCGACCACGACCAGCGGCACGGAGAACTCGCGCGCCAGCTCGACCAGCTTGATGTTGGCCGCGCGCTGCTCCGGGATGTCGATCGTGCCCAGCTCGACGTACAGCCTGTCGCCGAAGATCTCCAGCAGGCGGGCCAGGTTCTCGCGCGCCTCCTCCTCTCGGCCCTTCGACAGCGGCTTGCAGATCGGCCCGCCCAGGCATCCGGTAGTGGCGATGACGCCGTCGCCCAGCCGCTCCAGGGTGTCCCAGTCCAGTCGCGGGGCCTTGGAGTACATCCCGTCGCGGTACGCCTCGGTGGACATCGCCCAGAGGTTGCGCAGGCCTTGCGGTGTCATCGCCAACAGGGTCAGGTGCCAGTACCCCCACTGCGCCTCGTCCGCGTCGGAGCGGCGAACCTCCTTACCGTCCTCGCCGACCTCCGTCCAGCTCTTGGCCCGGCGGAACCGGTCCGGCTGGAAGTACGCCTCCATCCCGTGCAGCGCACGGATCCCCGCCTTGTCGCACTCGACCTGCATGTCCGGGTGGGCACAGCAGTTGCCGTGGTCGGTCGCGGCGGCCGCCGGCTGGCCGTCAGCGACGGCGGCGGCCACCACGGCCTTGATCCGCTGGCAGCCATCCAGCTCGCTGAACTCGGTGTGCAGATGCAAGTGCACGAACCGGCCGGTCAGGCCCGCCGGCTCGGCGGCCGTCGACTTCTGCGCGGCGGGCAGCGCCACCACGGAGGCGAAGGTCGGCAGTTGGCCGGCCGGCCACGGCCGCCACCCGACCGGTACCAGCACGCCCTCCGAGGCGCGCTCCTGCCGGTCGGCCAGGAACTGGTCGGCGGTCAACACGTCGTAGCCGTCGGCACGCACGCGCACGAGCAGGGCCGCGCCGGAGGAGTGGGCTTGTACCCAGGTGCTGACCCGGATGCCGTCCTGGTCTGGTCCGAGCACGAGCAACCGGATCCCGTTGTCGTCCTCGACCAGGCACGGAACGGGGTAGGTCTGACCGTCGGCCTGAACGGTGGTTCCGTCGGCGGACAGGTCTTCAGCGAACTGCCACATGGCCACCCGAGCCTCGGGAGCGTGGACTCCCGAGGCTCGGCCTCCCTTCAGATCAGCTCGCCGGATCAGGAACCGTTGAGCTGCGCCAGCAGTCGCGCCCGCGTTGCCGCCGCATCGCTGGAACCGCCGGCCGGCGCCGCCGCGGAGGTCGCCGCCGCGGGGACAGGAGCCACCACGGCCGGCTGTGTGGGCGCGGCCGGCGCGGGAGTGGCCGGCGCCGGCTGCGTGACGGCCGCTGGCGGGCTCTGCGGGGCCGGCGGGGGAACGTCCTCGATCTCCTCCCGCAGGGCCGCCAGCGCGTCGCTGGGGACCTCCACGGCCGGCTGCGCCGGGCCGGCCGCCTGAGCGCCGCCGTCGCCGAGGAAGAAGTGGTTCAGGTAGTCCTCCGACCCGAGCCGCCCGACGTGCGCCCGCAGCAACGGCACGCTCGGGTACAGCTCGGCCATGATGTCGGCGTCCCGCAGGTCCAGGACGACCTCCTGGCCGGTCTTGGGGTGCTTGATCATGGTCGGGTCGTCGGCCGCGAACACGTACTTGGTGTCGGTGCCGCGGTACTTCCGGGTGATCAGCCACACCCGGTTGAGCAGGGTCGGGTCACGCCGGCTGACGGCGTTGATCGCCGCGGAGACCGCGACATCCCAGAAGTTCTCCTTGCCGAACTCGGCGAGCTGGATGTCCGGCACCCGCTCGGAGGTCTCCGCGCCGTCGCGGAAGACCTTGACCTCGCGGGTGGCGTCCTGCCAGCCGACGAAGTTGCCGGCCGCGTCCTTGACCTCCTCCTGGATGACGACCAGGCCGAAGGTCCGCAGGGACTTCTTGACCGGCCGGCCGTCGCCGTCCAGGAAGTCGTGGATCTGGCACCGCGCGGGGACGAGCCGGCCGGCCTCGTCCCGGGTGGCGAAGATCCGGTCGGTCCGGCAGGCCGCCGTCATCATCTTCGGCAGCTTCTCCTTGACCTGCTCGCCGTCCTTGTTCCGGACCATGCCCGGCCGCCGGCAGGCGGTGCGGGGGTGGACCAGGCAGGAGACGGTGAGCTGGACGTGCTCGGCGCCGGGCGTGCGCCGGATGTCGGTCAGGAACCGGACGGCCTTCGTTTCGCCCTCGATGCCCTCCTTGGCCTCCTTCAGCGAGAAGAACGGCAGGATGTCGAGACGGGATCCGCGGTTCGCGGCCTGCTCGGCGTAGAGCCGTTCCAGGGCGTCGTAACCCTCGGACTCCTCCCAGTTCAGGGTCTCTTCGATCGCGGGTGCTGTGGTCGCTTCGGTCATGCTGTTCTCCTCGACTTGACTCGGTTGGCTCGGTTGGCTCGGTGTGATCGGTATGCCGCAACGGCGGCGCGTGCCAGCGCCCACGTCGGACGCGAATCGAAGGGCAGGATCAGCACATCGACTCCGCCGACTCTGGCGTGTGCCGGATGCGGACCGGCACCTCCCGCGACGCCCACGGCTACCTGGGCGACGATTCCCTCTGCGTTCATGGCCCTGACGACCAGGGCCTGCCATCTGGCCAGTCTGTGCTGGTCGGCGGACGCGCAACGCCAGAGGTAGTAGCCGTATCCGAACTGGCGGGACGTCCGTGCGCCATCCTCCTCCTCTAAGGAACCTTTGACAACCTCCTCGGTTCGGATTCCCGTTGCCCGCAGCACCGCGGCGACGGCCGCATCCTGCTCGCCGGGTCCGACGAAACGGCGGCCCAGCGGCGTCCGGTCGTACCTGGCCCGGGACGCCCGGTCCAGAAGCTGGGTCAGGGCGCATGTCAGGTCCGCCGAGCCCGGCCCGCCGGCCCGCAGGTAGGCCCGGACCAACTCAGCCCGACTGGCCCCCGGAGGCACGCCGAGCGCGCGGTAGTAGCCGGCGGGATCGGGGTCGGGCACCCAGACGGTGCGGGTCAGGGCCGTGCAGGAGCTGAACTCCGCCGGCCCGTTGCCGGCCCGCACCGGGCGCCCGCCGGTCACGCCGCACACCGGCCTTCGTGGGTGCTGCGGCACGTCCAGCACCGCAGTACCTCCGGCGGGCGCCACTGCACGTAGCTGGTCGCCGACAGCACCAACTCCCGGGCCGACTCGTCGTCCATGTCCGCCGGGTCGGCCGCCCAGTCGGACGGCACAACCAACACCTCCGAGTACGGTGCCAGCCCTTCAGCCAGCCCCGGATGCCGCTCGCCTTGCGGGTCGACCCATCCCTGGACGGCCCGCCAGCCGGCATCATCGTTGTCCATCCAGAGCAAGACCGTCTCGTACTCGGCAAGGAGGAGGATCTGCTGCCGGGTGACCTTCGCTCCGAAGGTGGCCACCATCGGCAGGTGATGGAAGTGCCGGGCCACGCTCATCGGCGACTCGACGACGATCGCGAGCCGACGGCGCGGGTCGTGCCGGTACAGGGTGCGCCCACGCCAGTCGCCGGTCGAAGACACGTACTTCGGCGTCCCGTCGTCGGCCAGCCGGCGCGTCTGCCAGCCGACAAGGGAACCCCGCCAGAAGTGCGGGATGACGATCCGCTCGGACTCCACGTACCGCGGCTCGCCGCCGGCCGCCGCGTCGTCATCGTCGTCCACTCGCACCGGGAACCGTCGGGCGTACCCCAGCTCCAGGTCGATGACGTTCTGCCGCGGGATCCCGCGGCCGGGGCCGGGCGGCGGGGCGTTGGTCGGCAGGGTGAGCCACGGGTGGATCTTGCGCCACGGGTCGAGCGCTCGCGGCGACATCTTCGGCAACGGCTCGACCCGGGGCTTCTCCTGCTCGTAGATCGCCTTGATCAGCCTGATCAGGTCCGGCAGCTCGGCCTCCGCAGACTGACCGGTCTTGCCGTCCAGCCAGTCCCGGGCCGAACGACCGTCGGCGCCCTCCCGGCACATCGCGATGAACCACAGCAGGCCACCGGACGACTGGCACCCCAAACACGAATAGACCATCTTTGAGTAGTTTAGTGACGCACTGGGGTGATTCTCGTCATGCCAGGGCAGCACGCAGCAGTGCTCGATCTCGTGCGCGTCCCGGCGGACCCGGACCTTCCTGGCGCCGAACTCGACCAGCAACTCCCGGCACATGTCGAGCTTGACTTCGAGCGGGAGGAGGGTCGGGGTGAACGTCATCAGGATGCCGTCCTTTGCCGGTAGGAGCGGCTGGCCCGGCGAGCCTCCGACACAGCGCCATCCACAACCCCCAGGCCACGACAGGCGCCGTGCTCGCGCAACCCGGACTGAAGCAGTGCGGCGATGAACCGGCCGTCGCGCTCGCCCGGCATGACGGCCGACTCGCGCAGCACGCCGAGACCGCGCCCCCGCGGGATCAGCACGCCCCAGCCATCGGGCAGCGGATCGTCGTCGCGCAGGATCGAACGGTCGCCGACGACCAGCCACCATCGGTCGCACCGACGCCAGCCGGCCTCGCCCTTGCCGGGTTGGCGCAGTTCGGCCAGCAGGTCGGCACGGGACGCCTTGATCTCGAACCCGTGGATCAGATGCCCGGCCCCACCCCAGATGCCGACGGCCACGGCGTCGATCCGGCGCCGCCGGTAGCGCGCTCGGGCGGCCAGGTCGGACTGCTCGGGGTCGAACGAGTCAACCGGCACTTCGAACAGCACCAGATGCTCCGGGATGCGCACCATGGGCGTCGTCCGGCCGTACCTGGTGCGCAGCCGACGGCGAAGCTCTGCGGCGGTCAGCGCGGTCATGCCGCACTCGCCAGATTCGCCAGACGAGCCCTCAGCACGCCCCTGGCGCCCGTCCGCTGGTCCCGCCACAGGTAGCCGGGGTTGGTCTCGAAGTGCCCGCGACGAACCATCTCGGGGTCGCTGAGACCGCCCCAGAACCGCAGCACCACGTACCGGCGCTGATCCGGGCGCAGCGAGTTGAGCGCCAGCATGATCTCGCCGTGGTGGTAGGCCAGCTCCAGGCTCTCGGCCACGTCGGCGGCCGAGAGCATCCACATGATCGAATCGCTATCACCGCCCTCGGCCAGCAGCTCGTCGAGCGACATCGCGGGGGACGCCTTCTCGGCCACTGGCTGCGGCCCGTACCTGGGCGGCCGGCCGAGCCAGGTGCCGGCGCGACGCACCACGTCGGCCATCCGCAATTTGGCCGCCGTGGTCAGCCAGCTCGGCAACGCCCCCTTGCTCGGGTCGTAGGCGGCCATCGCCCGCCACATCGCCACCCGGCCCTCCTGGACCAGGTCGTCGTGGTACGCCTCGTCCCGGCCCGGCGGCTGGAACACGTACGCCACCTTGTGCAACCACCGCTCGTACGCCGGCAGCGTCACCTCGGCGTCGAGATCGTGACGGACGTCGCCGTAGCCGTCGTCGATGGCAGTCATCAGGCCGCCTCGGCAAGCGGTCCGCGGACCGAGATCCGGCCGACGTCCACATTCCAGTCGAGCAGCCAGCCGAGCCCCGGCGGAACCCGGCGGGCGGCCAGCACCTGGAGGTTGGCCAGCCCGCACGCCTGCTCGTCCTGGGAGGCGTACAGCCCGAGCAGCGGCTCAGCCGAACGCTCCACTTCGGAGGAATCGGCAGCGTGCCGCTTCTCCAGCCGGTTCGTCTTCTCCAGTGCTTCTTCGCCGGCCCGGTTGATCTGGTGAATGAGCATGCAGGACAGCGGGTTGCGGCCGGTGGAGATCGCGGTCTTGAGCCCCTTGATGATGTGCGCAAGCTCGTTCGTCCGGCTCCAGTTGCTCCTGGTCCTGCCGACCTCCAGGTGCGAGAGCTGGTCGACGATCAGACTGTCGGCGTCGAAGGAGCGGGCCTGCGCCACGATCGCCTGCGGGGTGCGCAGATCGTCGTCCGGGCAGGCGATCCGAAGCGGCACGTCACTCGCGCGCATCTCATCGTGTACCCAGGTCTTGAGCCGGTCGTAGTCCTCGGCGGAGAGCCGGCCGGTCTGCAGTTCCTCGATCGAGAGCCCGGTGGCGATGCACGCCAGTCGCAACTCCGTCATCTCGATGGAGTTCTCCAGCGTGTAGACGCAGACCGCGCGACCACGCTTCCACTCGTTGAGCGCGACGAAGTTAGCAAAGTAGCTCTTGCCCATCTTCGGTGGCGCGCACAAGGTGCACAGCTCACCCGGCCAGATGCCGAGCAGCCGTTCGTCGACCTCCGGCAGGCCGAGCGTCATGCCGCGGACCGGGTTGCCGCTGGCGGCGATCTGGTCGTACCGGGCCAGCATCCCGACCATGCTCTCCCGAGCGTCCACAACGGACGTGCGCGGCTGCATGCTCTGGGCCACACCGATCATCTCGGTGGCCACGGCTGTGAATACCTCGACCCGCTGGCCGCGGGGGGCCGCCGCCATCTGCTCCGCGATCTTGATAGACAGCCGCTGAGCGACCAGCCGGACGTAATCCTCCTTGAGGGTGTCGATCACGTACTCGGCCGACTCCTCCGGCTCGTCCTCCGGCCGGTCGCTCAGCTCGATCTCGTGATCGGCCAACAGGTCGCCGAATTCCTCGACGATGACCGCCGCGTTCGGCCCCTGACCGGACCGGCCGTAGTAGTCCAAGCACCACTGGACCAGCGGGTGGTACTCCTTGGTCGGGACGATGTCCAGGCTCAGGCCCTCGCGAACCAGCATGGCCATCGCGTCGTCGTACGGCAGCCAGCGCAGCAGAGTCTTCTCGGCAAGCCGGCTCACGAGCAGACCACCGGCCGGGTCAGCCCTTGCGCGACCTCGTCCTCCAGGCGCACCTGGGCCGCGGGGCGGTAGTCGGTCGCGGTGGCCGGGAAGTCGACGACAAGCGCGGCCTCGGCCAGCACGCTGACGACGTGCCCGCCGTACCCGCTGGCGATCTCGGCCTGAGTGAGGTTGGTGGTCAGGAGCGTCGGCAGGGCGTGCTGGCAGCGGTGCCGGACCAGATCCTCCAGCGCCGAGCCGGCGACGCTGATCCGGCCCCGCTGCTCGCGCCCCAGGTCGTCGATGAGCAGCACCTGGGCGTTGCGGATCCGGGCCACGAAGTCGGCGCGGGCGGCCGGCGACGGCCAGCCGTCGGTGTAGGCGTCCAGCAAGGCGCTGAATGTCGTCATGTAGCCGTGCACGCCGTGGTTGCAGATCAAGTCCTTCAGCACCAGTGCGGCACACATCGTCTTGCCGACCCCGCGGGCCTCGCCGGAGAGCACGAGCCCGATGCCGGCGTGGACGTAGCGCTCGACATTGTCGGCGTACCGGGTCACCCGGGCGAACGGCTCCGGCGGGATGCCGTTCCCGTCATCCCAGTCGAGCCGCTGCAGCGCCAGTCCGATGCCGCTGTGCAGCATGCGGCGGTACAGGATGAACTGCTTGGCGCAGGGACAGCGGTAGTCGCGCACCTCGGCCCTGCCCGGGCCGTACCAGCGGAACCGCTTCGCGCCTCGGCAGGTGACGCAGTCCTTCGGGGTCTGGTTCGCCGAGGGGTACCGACCGGCCAGCCATTCGCGCTCGGCATCGGTCAGCGTGAGGCGGTAGACGTTGTCGGGAACTGGGAACTCGGGGAGAGCGAGAGTTGAGCCCACGGGCGTCACTTCCTGGCGGGATGTCGGCTAGGTGTCGTGGTGTCCCATCCGTCAGGGACGGATGGGACGATCTCGAACCTAGCTTAGCACTCTCTAAGCGATGTTAGAGTCCGCCTTCGAAGACTGAACCGCGCGGGCCGCCAGCACCTGCTCAGCGAGCGGGTGGGCGAAGAACCGATCAGAGCCGGCGCAGAACCGCTCCACCCGGATCGGCGAGCCCTCCCACCAACCGTCGTTCGGCTTGGCGAACGCCCGTCGGGCGATGAGCACGCCGGCCGGTGCCGGCCACCGGGCCAGGAACCCCTTGAAAATCCCCGACTCCTTGGTGGCGTCGCGCGGCAGCTCTACCCCCGCGGGCAACCGCGACCAGATCTCGTAGATCACGAAGTCGCGCAGGTCCGCCCAGCTCCACTCCGCGTCGGGCCGAGTCAGGTACCCCCTTGCCGCGGGAGCAAGCGGTCGCACCGCGACCTGCTGCGTCACCGTCGGGACAGCGGTCACGATCCCGACACTGGCCATGGTTCCCTGGGTCATCTGGCACCCCGTCCGCTCGGTAGGCCTCCATGACATGAGGGGAGAGGAATCCCCTGCGGCGTAAGGCTTTTCTTGAGACCGGCGTCCTTAGTGGTCGGTCCGCAGAGGGGCACCGTAGCACGCGACAGGAGCGAAGCTCTCCCGCTCCGGGAGGGCGGGCGGGCGCCCGCTAGGGCTGCGGCCAGAGGGTGCCTTCGACCAGCCGGCGCAGCACCGAGCGCAGTTCGTACTGGTCGAGGAAGGCCAGCAGGGCGTCCCACAGCGCGTCGGCGATGCCAGTTGGGCGGAACGCGGCCGGCGGGGCGAGCGACAGCCCCATTTGTGCGTACGGCGTGGTGCGCAGGTCGACCAGCCGACGGGTCAGCTCGGCGGTCTCCCGCCAGCCCTCACGGTCCGGCTGAGCCTCGAACGAGGCCAGCAGGGCGTCCCAGTCCCAGTCGACCGCAGAAAGCATCTTGACGGCCTTCACAGGCCCGATCTTGGGCAGTCCCGGGCACCCGTCGCCCGGGTCGCCGGCCAGCCCGAACACCGCCGGCAGATGGCGCACGTCCGGCACTCGGTACCGCTCGCACACCCGGGCAGCGTCCCAGCGGTCGGTCGCGTTGTCGCCAGTGGCGATCTTCACCTGGATCACCCGGTCGCCCACGAGCTGGAGCAGGTCGTGGTCGGAGGACACGATGACGACCTCGTCCTGCGGGCCGGCCGCCGCGCAGTAAGCGGCGACCAGGTCATCTGCCTCCCAGCCGGCCCGCTCGACGTGCTGGACGTTGCTCAGCGTCAGCCAACGCTTGACCAGCCCGTGCGGGCGGACGCCGTCGCCGGCATCGGTGCGCGGCGGCCGGTTCCCCTTGTAACCGGGGTACAGCTCGGTGCGGAAGGTCGATCTTCCGCCGTCCCAGCAGACGACCAGCCGGTCCGGGCGCTCCTCGCGCGCATGCCGGGACAGGCAGTTGATGAACACGAGCAACGCGGCGGTCGGCACCCCGCCAGCACTCAACGGAGCACGCTGGGTGGCGAACTCCGCCCGGACGAGCAGGTTGTCGCCGTCCAGGAGCAGCAGACGGGCCACCGGTCGGTCAGACGCCGGAGGCGGCCGCGGTGTACGCCCGCGCCCACACCTGGACCAGGATGGCCCGCGCCTTGTCCGGGGCGATCGACTCGTGCTTGATCATGCCGCGCACGATGTCGTAGATGTCGCGCAAGGTGTAGCTGCGAGCGGCGGCGTCGGTCCGCCTGCCGATCTGCCGGCCGTCGGCGGCCAGGGCGAAGTGCGCAACCATCCGCCGGCCGGTGCCGGCCTGGACGAACGTCTCGGTCACGACCCGGCCGATGTGCCCGGACTTCTCCGCCCACCGGAACTGGTAGGTACGGACACCGAGAAACTCGGCGCACAACCGGCCGACGGGGTATGCCGGCCCCCAGTCCGGCTCGTTGGAGAGCAACGCGCGGCGGCCGGCCACCACGATCGCGGACGCGCCCTCCAGCGCCGAGACCTCGATCCCGCTCGGCTGCCTGACGCGCCGTGCCGTAGTCTTCTTCGTCGTCGTCATGGTCATCCCTGCGTGCGGTCGGGTTGGGGCTGCACGACTGCGGTCTTCGGTTCGGTGACCGTCGCGTGTTCAGCCAAGATCTGGGCCAGCGCCGGGTCAGCGACCACGGCGGCCGGCAGCTTGGCCGGGTCGAAGACCCGGCGCTCGACCGTCACCGCGAGGTACTGCTTGCGGGTGAGGTGGCCGGCGTCGTAGGCGGCCCGGAGCGCCGCGTCGGTGATCGAGACCTTGCCGCCGCGTAGCGTTCTGGTCACCTTCCGGCCGGTGCCCGGGACGGACACCTCACCTTCCAGCAGGTAGTGCCCGGAATCGCTGCGCGGAGTGGCGGGATGCCCGTTGCGGGCCTCGGCGAAGGCCTGCCCGGTGCGCTCGGCGATGCGGTCCAGGTCGTTGGCCAGGATCTCGCGGATCGTCTCGACCCGCGACTTCAGGGCCGCGAGGGCGGATACCGCGTCCCGCTCGGCCAGCAGCGTCACCCGCTCCTCACCGCTCAGCTCGCGGGCCTCAGCGGGGTGGACCTTGCCGTAGACGTCAATGAGGGCGTCCAGCGCCGCGAGCTGCGCCGGCTTCAGCGGAACGAGCGGCGGCACCTTGGCCCGCGCCTCGACCGCCGCCGGCTGCTCCGGCTTCGCCAGCCGCTCGATGATCGACTCGACGCTTTCGCCCCCGGCCAGGGCGCGCACGATCTCCGCCTTGGCGGCGGCATCGGCCACGGGAACCAGGTCAGTCGACGGCGCAGCGGACATGCGGTCTCCTTCAGCTCTAACTTCTCCGACTTGATCAGTCTATAGGATTTCTTAGAGTGCTGGCAATACTCCGCCAACGAAGTCAGGTCGCTGCGTTTCCCGACCAGGCTTGCTGATCACGGTCTCGACCAGATCGAACACGTCGATCTCGACGGCGCCCCGACGAACGGCTTCGGCCCGCTTCGGCGCGGTGACGTCGTAGTGCCAACCGCCAGGCACCGAGTATTTGGCCGGCCGGCCGCCGACGGCGGGAACGTAGTCCGGCTGGAACCACTGCCGGCGCAGGCCGATCGACTGCCGCCGTCCGGGATCGGCAACCCCAGGAGGCCGTCGTCGGTCCGCACGATCGTCTTGTCTGGGCAGGCCTCCGAGTCGGGGTGCCGGGTGCAGGGGGCCAGGAGCGCGGCCATCGTCGAGCAACACGACGACGGCGCCGGGGGCGGGTTGATCACCGGGCGCTCTGGGCGGACGTGGAGACGGTCGGGCGCAGGTGCATCACGGTCAGGGTGTGGTGCCCGACGTAGGGCACCAGCACCGCGGCGAGGGTGGCGGCGGCGAACAGCCGGCGGACGGTCTGGCCGAACTCCGAGACGGCGATGCGGATAGCGGACATGAGGGGCCTCTCAATCCAAGACGAGATTGAATCCGAGGAACTTCGAGATCTCGGCGTAGCTGGAGACCTGCGGGATCGGCGGCAGGTCGCGCAGCAGTTGATGGCCGTAGCCGACCTTGAGTCGCGGATCGAGCACGACGACGGCGCCGATGTCGTTGCGGTGCCGGATCAGCCGGCCGACGGCCTGCTGGAGCACGAGCGACGCATCCGGCAGCGACAGCTCGCGGAACGGGTCGAGCCCGGCGCGCCTGAGCTGCTCGCTGCGGACCTCGAACAGCGGCTCGTCCGGGCGGGGCATGGGGATCCGGACGACGATCAACAGCGACAGCGTCTCGCCTTGCGCGTCGAATCCGGTCATGAACGACCGGGTGCCGAACAGAACCGAATCGGTCTCCTGCTTGAACCGGCGGGCCAGCACCGGTACCGCGGCCTCGCCCTGGACCATCAGCGGGAACTTGATCTTCGAGCGGAGCTGGTCGGCGGCGGTGTTGAGCTGCTCGGTCGACGTGAACAACACGAGCGCTCGGCCGCCGGAGGCGTTGACCGCTTCGACGATGTGCTCGTGCACCGCCTCCCGCCAGTCCGTCGTGGTCTGTCCACGCGGGTCGGGTAGCGAAGGAATGAACAGCCGGGCCTGCCGCTGGAAGTCGAACGGGGTGCCGACGTCCAGCGAGGTGTACTGGTCGACGCCGAGCTGCCCGGCGATGTAGTCGAACCGGTGGTTGACGGCCAGCGTGGCCGACACCAGGACGACGGGAGTGCGGCTGAACAGCATTCGGCGCAGGAACGGCGCGACGGACACCGGGCAGGCCCGGATGGCCTTGACCTTCTCGTTCCTCCGGCGGCCGGGCTCCTCCTCGACCCAACGGACCAGGTCGGGATCGGAACCGAGCAGGGCGTCGAAGCGCTGGGTCGTGTTGGCCAGCCGGCTGTCCAGCATCCAGTAGCGCTTCGAGGCGCGCTGGTAGTCCTCCTCCTCGATCTCCTCCAGGTCCAGCGCGCGCCACGCCTTGCGCATCGCGCGCAGTGCCCGGGCGACGGCCGCCAGCTCGTCCACGTACCGGTTGAGGGTCGCGGTGCGGATCCGCGCGGCCGGCAGCCCGTCGCGGCCCAGCAGGTCGGCACCGGCAGCGGTCAGATCCTGGGCGAGGCCGGCGAATTCGATCGCGGCATCCCGGTCACCGTAGCGGCTGACCCAGCCGGCGCAGTGGCTGGCCAGCGAAGAGAACGTGCCGGCGGTCATCCGGAAGCCGATCGTGTCGCCGGCCACCCTGGCCAGCTCGTGCGCCTCATCGGCGATCACGACGTCGTACTTGCCGAGCATCCCCGCCTCCGGATTGCCGGCCGACTTGATCACCAGGTCGGTGCACAGCAAGGAGTGGTTGACCACGACGATGCGCGAGCGGTGCGCCTTCAGCCGGGCGCGCTCGGCGTAGCAGCGGCCGAACTCCGGGTTGCGCCGGCAACTGGAGTTGGCGCACGCCTCGGCGTCGGACACCATCTGCGCCCACTCGTGGGACGGCACCTCGAAGGGCAGCTTGTCCAGCGTCCCGTCCCAGTCGGGGTTCGCGTCGGCGTACTGGATGATCTCCGGCAGGGACGGCAGGTCGCCCTCGTAGGAGGTGGCCACCGAGGCGCACCAGTAGTTCCCGCGGCCCATGAGCACGCACCAGGGCACCTCGACCCCGAGGTGCTCGGCCAGGAACGGCATGTCGAGGTCGGCGATCTGGGCCTGGAGGGCCTTGGTCGTCACCGAGACGATGACCCGGCTGCCGGACAGGATCGCCGGGATCAGGTACAGGATGGTCTTGCCGGTGCCGGTGCCCGCCTGCAGAAACAGGTGCCGGGGCTCGACGCCCGGCTTCGCCAGGCTGTCGAAGCCGGCGTGCGTGGCGAAGAACTCCTCGACCGCGGCGGCGCCGCGCTGCTGCTGCGGCCTGGGCTCATATCCTGGCAGTCGCTCGCGGAGAACTGCCTCAGCATCAGCAAAAGTCTGCACGTGGGCTCCTTCTTGGCGAGATCGTTCCAGCATACCATCGGACTCTAAGGAAACCTAGAGTCCGGATCGCCGGGACGCATCTCCTCCTCGACCAGCCGCGCGTACTCCTCGGCGTGCCGTTCACGCAGCCGCTCCAATGCTCGCACGCGAGCGGCGTCCTCCCGCAACGGCACCGGATCGTCTCCGGCCAGCAACGACCTGGCGCCCGGAACGGCACCGCGGGCGCGGACCGCAGCCCAATCGACCGGACCGGCCAGCAGGTCATCGACATCGGAAGCCCGGTACAGCGGCACCTGGACGTACCGACCGGCACGGAGTAGCCAGACTTCTTCGTGCCGGACCGGGAGGATCATCCCGCGCCGGACAAGGTGGTCGAAGTCGGCCCGGCGCAGCCCCATCTCCCGCTCGCACTGGTCGCGGCGCAGCAAGGTCTGCTCACGCTCGCGCCGGGGTCGGCCGGCGACCACGGCTTCGACTACGCCGCGGTCGAGCTGGTCCAGGACCCGCACGTCGTAGACGGGGTGCCGGTGCCACATCCCGAACGCCTGGAGGCCACCGCGTACGACCAGCTCCTCGACGTCGCCGGGCGTCACCTCCAGGCCGGTGCGCCAGGCAAGCCGCTCGGCAGCCTTGTGCCGGCCAACCGGCGGCTCGGCGCCGGTTGCGGCCAAGAGGCGCGGACGCACTTCCGACACGATGACCTCGGCGAAGCCGATCGACCAGCGTTGCCATCGCCCCACCGAGGCGTCCGGCTCGGGAAGTAATTCGCCGAGTTGTTCGACCATCCACCACTGCCAGTGTGTCAGCCCCAGCAACATCCGCAGCAGACCCGGGGTGTAGTACCCCGACGCCCGCGCGAGCTTCCGAGCGAGCCCCTCGGACTCGGAGCCGACGTAGTCCTCGCACTCGGCGGGGTCGACCTCGATCACGCCACCGCCTCGGCCGGCGGGCACACGAGGTCGTCGACGGGGTGCATCCCCCGACGCTCCAGCTCGCGCCGCAGCCGCCTGGCCGCCTCGGCGCCAACGAACCGCCGCAGCAGCGCCAGGTAGGCCCCAGCGAACTCGGGGCCGTGCGGGTCCAGGTCGAGCTGCCTGACCCTCCTGCGGGTCGCCCGGTGGGCCAGCTCGTGCAGGACCACGATCGGGGAACGGAAGTCCCGCGGCAGCTCGATCCGCCCGTCCCCGTAGCTGATCGCGCCCACCCCCGGGCGCGTCAGGACGAGGCGCGCGGTCAGGCCCGGCCAGGTCTGCTGCGTCCACCGGTCGGCGAGGACGGCGTCGAGGTAGAGGTGGGCGTCCGACGCCGTGAGCTGCAAGCGCCTCATGCCAGCGAGCTTGCCGGGAGGCCCGAGGTGGAACGCCTCCAGCTCGGCCTCGTACAGGATCGCGGCCAGGCCCGTCGGCTCAGGGAGCTTGGGACGCTTCATCGGAAGTCGCCCGGACCCAGCGTCAGGTCGACCACGACCGGCGCGCCGTCCGGCCACCGTTCGATGTCGACGCCGTGCTCGGGTACATGGGTGTGCACGTCGATGCCGCTGGCGTGGCACAGATGGCAGTGCGGCTGTGGACCGTCGTAGCCGCAGGAGCAGGCGTCGGAGTCGGTCATTACGTCACCCCCGGTTCAGCCTGACCGAGCGACCGAGCGATCGTCGGGTAGATGTCGGGGAACGATAGGCACGCGCCGATGACCTCGGCCAGGATTCGCGAGTCGCGCGGTACCTCCTGGTCGCAGCCGAAGCGGGCGCCGCGGACGAACCCCATGACGGCGGCCTCCCGGACCAGTGCCCGTTCCCGGTCGGTCAGTTGGGACAGGACAGCGGCGATCTCGTCGGCCCGCTGCTGCTCCCGGATCTGGAAGTACCGCAGCAGCCCTTCGGGCAAGTCAGTCGCGGTCACTGCGTGCCGTGCCCGAGTTCGGCGCGGACCCGGGCGTACGTGCGGTGCACCGGGTAGTGGGCGGGTGCACCGCATTCGGCGCAGCAGACCGAGTGCGGATGCTGCGAGATCCATTCGTGGGTGACCTTGTCGATGGCTTCGGCCAGGGCCGCGCACTCCGCCTCCAACGCGGCCGCCATGCCCCGCAGCCGCTCAACCTCCGGTGTAGGCGCGGCGGCGATGTAGGCGCCGCTGCCGAGCAGGCTGGCGGGCCACTGAGCGGCCTCGGCGAGGATGCGATCCAGCCGGCCAACCTCGGCGTCAGCGGTTGCCTGCTGGGCGAGCGACTTCGCCTCCGCCACCGATAGCCGCGCGACGGCCTCGCTGATGGCCTGGTCGTTCTCTGGGTGGCCGATCAGCGGCGCGGACCACTTCGGTGGCAATTCCGGCAGGTCGTGCGCCGGCTCGCAGCCGTCGCCGAAGTAGTGCGTACCATACCGCATCACGATCAGCTCCGATCTAGTTGGCCCGGCCCATCGACCCCTTCGGTCCAGAACACCTCGACGCGGTAGCCATCGTCCATCTGCCCGGACACGCGGTAGACGCCGAGCGCGGAGGTGTTGGTCAGCACGGTCATGTACTTCCCTCTCGCGACCGCCGATCCGCCAGTCGCTCCAGCGCGTTAACAATGACCTGGCCGGAGTCGGAAGGGTCGTGCGCCACTTCGTCAGCTACCGACGAATCCGCTACGCCAGCAGAACCGCCGGGAGGCTTAGGCGGCGAGCCAGACTGATCGGCGGCCGGCACGTAGCCGCCTTCACGCGGTGCGATCCAGCCGCGCGGGCTCGCGAGAGGGCCGGGCGGGCGCGCTGCGGGCGCCGGCTCCACTGAACCGGACAACGCCCGGCGCATGTCCGGCGCGACGAACCCCTCGCCCTTGAACGCCATGCCACGCTCGTCCGGGCCGGATCGGGTCACGTTGGAGTCGCAGACCACCCCGGTCGCCCGGTCCAGGTCGAAGTCTCCGTTGACGGCCACCCCGAGCAGCCTGACGTGGACGTCGGCCGCCTCGCGCATCACCTTGAGCGAGTCGTACTCGCGCGGCCCGTCTGATCGATCGGAGAACGCCGCACACGCCTTCCTGACGAATCGACCGAGCGCCCGCTGAATCATGTCGTCGGGGAGGCCGACCACCAGCTCCGCAAACAGCTCGCCCATCTCCTCGGCGAGCAGGCCGGCGCGCTCGTACCGGATCTGGTCCGACGGGGGCTGCGTCGGGTCGGTGCCGATGTAGAAGCCGAACTGCCCGTGGAAGGCCCGGACGCGGTTCTGGAGGTCACTCACCGGAGACCTCCTGCGAGCCGCTGCCGGCGACGCCGGTCCCGAGGCAGTGCGGGCAACGCTTCAGCGCGGTCAACGCTTCGACCGCGGCGACCGCCTCGGCCCACTTCCGATCCCAGGTCCCGACCGCCTCGGCGAGCGTGGCGCCGGGGATGGATTCGGGCGCGAGCACGGTGACCCTGTCCCGGAACTTGCGTTCGACGCGGACCCGCTTGGTGCGCGACGGGGTGCCATTCCGGTTGGTGGCCGGTTGCGTCTCGACCATCGCCGGCTCGTACGGCACCTCGACAACGATTTCCAGGACATCGCGCTGCCGATAGTGGCCGTGCGCCGGCACGCCCAGGAAGGCGTGCTTGACGTACGGCAGGCCCTTCAGGTGGACCTTCAGAGCCTCGCCGTAGCCGTGCAGCTCGCCAGGGAACAGGTGCCGGTAGCACGGGTACTGAGACAGCGCGTACGGCAGCTCGGCAATCCAGGTGCCGGCGTGGGGCGGCGGCGGGGTGCCGTCCAGATCGATCAGCGCCGAGAGGTCCAGGGGCTCGCGCCACTCGCTGCCCGGGCGACTCACTTCCTCGTAGAGCGCCCACTCGGCACTGTCGTCGCGCAAATCCCCCACGTCATCGTGGGTGCGCGACTTGAACTGTTCAACGGACAGCTCGACGGGGAACCTGGGCGACGCCGCGTCAGGATCCCGAAGGCGGTACCCGATCGTCTCGGTGCGGCCCGGCCAGACCACCTCGGCGACGGACACCTTGTGGTCGGCCACCCACCAGTCGGGTACCGTCGTCGACTGGGCCTGGTGGCCGTCGAACAGCAGCGTACTGGTGACGCCGACGGAGATGTTGTAGTACCAGCGGCCACCGGCCGGATCCCACAGCACATATCGAGACATTGCCTTCATCCGATTGCCCTTTCCGTGGGGCAGACCATATCCTGGCGGGCGTACGCCCCGGTGCCGCCTCTCCGTCCGCAGGCGGCCCGGGGCACTGCTTTGTCAGCCGCGCTTCAGTACGTGCGGGACGCCGAACTCGCGGTAACAGGCCAACAGCGTCTTGCCGGCGTCCGCACCGAGGAACCGCCGGACCAGCCCCAGGTAGGCGACGGCGAACTCCCGGCCGTGCGCCGGCCGGGAGTTGCGGACCATCGCGTGCGCCAGCTCGTGCAGGATCACCCACTGGTTGCGGACGTGCTCCGGGGAAGGCCCGTTGGGCCGGTTGCCCAACCTCAGCTCCGGGACCAGCTTGCCGCGCACCTGCGTCGCGGCGAAGGTCGAGCCGCCACAGTTGGTCTTGATCACGACGACCTTGGTCGGCACCCCGCCGACCCAGCCGATCCAGCACGGCGCGCAGTGCCGGCGCCAGTGCGAGGACCGAACCACCTTCGTCGCGAACGCCTGCGCGGTCTCCTGCGTCCCGTCCAGCAACGGCACCTGCGGCGAGCGGCGGAATGCCTCGTCCTCCGCGTCGTACAGTCGCTCGGTCGGGCCGCCGGGGATGGTGGCAACCAGGCCGACCTCGGTGTGGCCGAACTCATCGACGGCGGTCACCGGATGCCACCGAGCGAGCAGAAAACCGACCGCAGGGCACCGAGGAAGTCGTTGCCGGTCCGATGCAGGTCGGCCACCAACGGCGACGACTCACACGCCGCACAGTGGGCACCGCGGACACGGGCCTGGGCGTTGGCCAGCTCCAGGCGCTCCAGTCGCCAGACCCGAGTGGCCAACGCAGTGCGCTCCTGGTAGCGACGCATCCGCTCGACGTCGAGCTTCACGTCTGCACCGAACCATCCACGGCCGGCACCGGCTCCGCCACTACCTCGGTTCCGGTGCCGGCCGACAACTTCCACACGGTCCCGTCATGGTCGACGACCGTAAGCGCCCCAAGGAGCGTGTGGCCCGGGGTGAGCTGCTCCATAAGCGAGACGACCCAGCGGAGCTGCTCGATCAGCACGTCGAGGGCGATGTTGGCCGAGTCCCCCATCAGGGCCATCCCGCGAACGGGGTGGCGCTCCACCCGTACTCGGACCACCTCCCAGAGGGGGTCAACTCCGAGTGCGACCAGCTCTTCCTCGGTCAGCGGGGGCTCGATCTGGATCTCGCCTTGCACATCCAATCGGCTGATCATCAGGACTGCATCCCTTCGACCTCGCAGGTCAGCATGACCTGCCGGCAGCAGTCGAACAGGTCCCGCCGCTGCTTGGCGGTGAGGGCGCGAACCTTCGGGAAGAACTCGATCAGCGTATCGTCCTCGTTGCGCCCGTCCCGTACCGCCTTCAGCCCGATCCGCACCGGTTCGAGCATGACCTCAATCGGGTCGGCCGTCGATGACTCGGTCGGTTCGGGCAGGTCGGGTGGGACCTCCATCCGCAGCGGGCCGCGGAGGTTCTGCAGGTCCGTCCAGCTCGTCTGGTTGGGGTTCAGGCTGCCGCGGTACTTGCCGACACCGCGGTACTGCCACCCGCCGACTGCACGGACCCAGATCTGCCCGTCGCGGTCCCAGACCATCGGCTTCAGCGGGATGAGTTCGGGCATCATGTCTCCGTTCGGTCGGCGGGTGGCGAGTCGCAGACGCTACCGGCCGCGCCGGACCCGAGTAGTGCCGGCGGTCGGCGCGCCGCGGTGCGTGGTGGCGTCGTGGACCTTGGCCAGCGCGGTGGCCTCGGCCTGGGGGTGGGAGTGGGCACCGGTCTGGTTGCAGGCGGAACAGGTCACGTAGGGCATAGGGTCTCCTCGGGGCAGACAACAGATCCTGGCCTCCCGAGTCTAACATTCCTTAGAGACGGCGGCAACATTTGGGTGCGTTGCGCCAGGTACCGCCGTTGGTAGGGTCGAACATCCCTTGACCGAAGCGGAGGCGACAATGGACGGCGTACCGGCGGCCTGGCTGAGCTGGCGCATCCCGGACGGCCGGGAGTGGGAGACCCGCGGGGAGTACCCGTACCGGCGTTACCGCGGCCGGGTGCCGTTACCCGGCGGGGACAAGGGGTGGATCTTCGTCGCGGTCGACCAGCAGACCGGCCGGTACGTCTCGACCACGGCCGACAGCTACGAGGTCGCCCGGCGGCCGCAGCGGGTGGAGGACGCAGCGTTCCGCCGGCTGGAGGGCCGGCTGGAGCACGACGAACCGGCGCAGTGCATCGGGCCGGACTGCGAGGCGCCGGCCTGGGTGCGGTTCACGGTGACCAGCGGCGGCACGATGGCCGGTCGGGTCTGGTGGCCGGGGGACGTGGTGCTGGTCTGCCCGCGGCACGCGCACGACATCCAGCAGGCCCAGGATGCCCGGGCGTTGAACGAGCTGCCGGCGTGGCTGCGGCCGGATGCCCGCCCAACCGCTCGGGACGCGGAGTCTGGCCCCCTGGGGGACTCCAATGAGCGGCAACGCCGAGTCGGGCTGGCGGCCGGCGCCTGACGCCCAGGAGGGCCGTGTGAGCGCGATCCAGGCGTAGGCCTTGGCTGGGCGTGGGTCACGAACTCGCGGGCGGCATAGGCCCGCTCAGGGCCACGAGCAGGTGCCGCCGCTGCCGCACAGTTGCCGGGTCCGGCCGCAGCCGCACCACTGCACGAGGCAGAACCGGGCCAGCCCGGTCGCCGGGTCGATCACGTCCAGTTCGGTGCCGGTCTCGATGTTCAGCGCGGCCCGGGCGTCGGCCAGCGAGGTGCCGAGGTCGGCGTGCCGGACCCAGTCGCCTGCCTCCCGGGCGGCCTGGTGTCGCAGGCCCAGGTCGAGCAGCAGGAGCATCGAGGCGCGGGCCAGGCCGACGGGCCGGCCGTAGTAGCCGGTGGTTGCCGCGGTCACCTGGTCTGCCGCCAGGCGCGGAGGATGCTGACCAGCGCGAAAGACAGGGTCGCCAGCAGGCAGATCAAGTAGGACCGGGTCTGGATGCCGGCGTCGATCGAGTGCAATGCACCGAACACCAGCATCAGCACGTACGCCGTCTGGAACGCGGCAGCAGTGGCGAAAGCTCCGGTCACCCACAGCGGAGTCGACTCCTCCGGGAGGATGATGGTGACCTCTTCGACTCGGCTCGTTGTCATGTCCTCATCCTAGCGCATCGTAGACAGTCCGTCTATGACTCTTCGTCTCACAGGTTACTGCCGCCGCCAGGCCCGGATCCGGAGGAAGCCGAACCGGACCAGCAGGAACCCCTCGACGGCCGCCGCGAGGAACCAGTACGGCGGCGCCGGCACTCGCCAGTACCACTCGTGGGCGCCGCTCAGGATGACCATCAATGCCCAGGTGACGACCGCACCCAACGCCAGGTCGATGGCCAGGTTCGTCAGCTCGATCGGCCAGTCGACGGCCGTCCGGTCCGTGGACTGTGCTGCGGCTTCGTCCATCTCGTCCCCCTTGTCACCTGCGTTCACGGTCATGGAGGAACTCTAACATTCCTTAGACGGAGCGTCTACCATCCGCCGGTTCTCCCTGATAGGGAGATGCGGCGTCGCCGGATACCGCTGTGACGGGAACCGGCGTAGTCTTCGACGAGAAGTGGCCCCGCGGTGACGGAATCACCCGGGGCCGTGAGCGCCACCCAACCAGGAAGGATGCGCTGTGGCTGACAATAGCCGACCGGCCCCCGAGATCACAACCGTCCTCGACGTGATCATGACGCTGCCCGACCGGCCGACCCGCGAGCAGATGCTCCAGGCTCGGGTGGCGGCGGCCGTGCTCGTGGGCTCGCCCCGAGGCAAGCGGGACCTGGCCGACCGCTCGGGGTTGAACGAGAACGTCGCTGCCGCGCATGCACCCTGGGCCGAAGGCGAGCGGCTGGGCATGCTGATGTGCTCCCGGGAGGGCAACCAGAACGTCTGGGATCCGGCTGAGCGGCGCAGCACCAGGTGGAAGGTCGTACCAGGACAATTCGGAAACGAACGGAACTGCCCCAGGGAGATTCAGAGAGGTTATTACACGGTAAGTACTTCTCTATCCGCCGAAGATCATTCTCTATCCTCCGAAGATCAACGGTCTCTGACTCTCCCTGGGGCAGTTCCGTTCGTTTCCGACCTCAGCACCCTGAACCCGGCTCTGGACCTCTGGCGAGAGAGCCAGGGCAGACGCGATCAAGCCCGACCTTCGGGGTCCAAGCGCCCCGTTGGCGTGGGCTGCGCCGGAACCACCGGGTGGGTCCTGGCCGGCTGGGCGCTGGCCGGCCGGATCGGCACGGTGGACGGAGAGCTGGTCAAGGTCACCTTCGCCGAGATCGTGGACAAGCTCGGGATCGCGGCGCAGAACGTGCGGGTCCTGGCCGATCGGATCCAGGGGGCGGGATTCGGCTTCCGCAGGCGCGGGTTCATCATCATCTCGGTCGCGCTCCTGACCGACGCGACGCTCTGGACCGACCAGGCCGGCGACAAGCAGCGGAAGCGGCATGATCGGGAGAGGCGCGAGTACGACCGCGGTCCGGGCGCCAGAAAGTCCAGGCAGGACTTCCTCGGCCTGGTCCTGTCTCCCCAAGCGGGACCGGAGTGGGTGGGCGCAACGGTCCAGGAAGCAGTCGAGTGCTGGGACCAGTGGCAGACGGAGATCAAGAAGTGCCAGGAGCAAGAGTCCGACGCGCTGGCTGCCGAGATCCAAGCCGAAGCGGCAGCCGTTCGCGAACGCGAGCGGCAGGCGTCCGCGCCCACGCCCGCGGAAGCTGCCGCGGAACAGGCCGAGGTCATGAAGCTGATCCGGCACCTCACGCAGCGGGCCGCGATGAGGTCCAGCGCACCACTGGCGTCCGTAGGGGCGAGCCGACCGTCGGCTCGCAAGAACGAAGACTTGGAGAGGACGAGCCGATGACCGACAACGACCAGCAGAACCCGATCTCCCGACTTGGTGCCGAGGCACAGGCGCAACTTCGGGAGTTCGCCCTCCACGTTCTCTCGCAGACGCCGCGGGAGTCCGTGGAGGAGTCGATCATGAAACGCGGCTACAGCACGCCCGGCGAGCTGGGAGTGCTGCTCGCGCTGTCGACGTGGGCCGTCCTGCGCGGGGTCGAGCGCGGCCTGATCTTGCCCCCGGACCTGCCGCGCGGCAACGGCACCGTCCGTTGGTCGCCGGGCGCCGTGATGGAGATCCTCGGTGACCAACAGGATCTCCTCGCCGCGCTGACGACCGTCAGCGGCCCGGACGCCGCCCGCGTGCTGGGGATCCGGCCTTCGGACTGGAAGGCGATCATCACCGCCGGCTGGATCACCTCGTGCCGCACGGTCACCCTCTGGAAGTACCGGACCCGGACCGACATGCCCGTGTACTGGCTGCACGAGGTGCTCGCACTGGAGAACCGGCCGGGCGTGGACTGGGCCGCGGTGCGCGCGGTGCCGAAGTGCGGCCGGTCGTTGATCCCGGGTCTGGCCGGATTGGAGCGCGCCCGGCGTTCTCGAACGGTCCAGCCCCACCAGATCGGCGACGGTACGGGCGAGGTGGCGTGATGCTGGCCAACTCCGCAGGAACCTGCATGTGCTGCGGCGAGCAGTACCCCGCCGGGACGGACCTGAGCCGGATCGGCACCCGGTTCAAGATCCGATCCCACATGCGCACCGAGTCCTTCTCGGCTCCCGTGCCGCTGCACGGTGACCAGAGCCGGGTCAACATCCTGTACGGGCTGTCGCGGTGATCGCCGGCACGTGCACCGCCGAGGGTGGAGCGAGATGTGGGTCGGCGCAGTCTAACAATCTTTGACTCGACTGCTACTCTGGTCAGGTAGTCCAACTGTCCCGCCAGGAGATGATGAGATGATGGCGATCTTCCTGTACTGGATCGGGATCGTGCTGGCCGGTCTGGCCGGGCTCGGCTGGCTGTCCGCGCTCGACGAGGGTTCCCGGTGACCCGGTACTGGCTGCGGACCACCGAGGAGGTCTCCCCCGGCCGGGAGGGTCTGTGCTGGCCGGCCAGCGTGACGTTGATCGGTCCGACCGAGATCGACGACCAGGGCCGGACCCTGGTGCTGGTCGACGACCAAGACGCGCCGGACTTCCTGGCCGGCGCGATCGTCGAGTGGCCGGTCACGCGGCACCCCCTCGGCGGCATGCGCCCGTTCGGCCGCCGTCAGGTCGGGGTGCACGATGCCTGACCCCTCATTCCTGCCGCCGCTACCTCCGAAGTGGACCGACACCGAAGCCCGGAAGGTCATCGCCGGCTACCTGTCCAACGACACCGACTGTGATGACACGGACTGTGCGGCTTCGGGGATCTCGATGGCCCTCGCCGCCGCCGGGTACGTGATCTGGCCCGCCTCAGCGCTCGCGGCGTTGGAGGCTGAGCGTGCGGCCCTGGCCGAAGCTCTCGACGCGGCAACCCACGAGTTCGCAGCGGGCGCCTGGGTCGACGGGGTTCCCATCGCCTACTGCGGGGTGCAGTCGCCTGCCGGGCCGATCTGCGGCGCGGCCGCATCCGACCCCGTGCATCGCCGGTCGGCCCAGATCCGCGCCGAGCACGGGTTGGGGGCGGTATGACGCCGGAGGAGCGCGCCGACGTGGCCCGATCGCATGACGGCCGGCGTGGCTGGGTCACGGTTCCGATCGTGGTGGATGGCGGCTCGCTGCGGATCGGTCACGGCGACGGCGAGCTGGTCGATGAGGACCAGGCCGAGGACTTGATCTGGGACGGCACGACATGACCACAGCGACGAAGGCTTCGGCGTACTCCGGGTTGGACGGCCGGGTCTACGGCCGCGACGCTAGCGCCTATGACCGGCCCAACGTCCGCAGTCCGAAGCAGATGCACTGGCCGGCCGCCGACGGCTCCGGGCATGCCGCCTGCGACCGCCGGATCGTGCTGGCCATCGGCCCGCACGGTTTCGGCATGAAGCCGTCGGACGTCCCACTCCACCGCCGTTGCGCTCGCAACGGTTGCTGGTCGCGGTGGGTGTCGTGACCGCCCCGCAGCGGCCCGGGTCGCAGATCACCGAGGAGGACGTACGGGCGGCCATTGACGCGGTTCGCGACTACAACACCGCTTCGGATCCGGCGCAGGTTCGCGTCATGGCTACCCAACTGCGGTTCGCGGTCGAGTCCACCTTGCGCCCTGGCGGCCTGGTCGCTCGCGCGCTCGACGCTGCCGCCGCGCGAGTAGTCGCCGACTGCTCCCACGACGACTACCGGCTCGGGCAGTGGCCGCCGGAAACCTGTCCGTTCTGCGCGCCGAAGGTCGCCAGCGTGCGTGCCGTGGCCGCCGAGTGGCGGGAGGGGCCGCGGTGAGGCTGCCCGTGCGGGTCGTGCACTGCCGGCGCGCCCGGTACGACGTCTACATCGGCCGGCCGTCGATCTGGGGTAACCCGTTCCGGATCGGTCCGGACGGCGACCGCGACGAAGTGATCGCCAAGTACGAGCGGCACGTCCTGTCCAGCCCGCACCTGATGGCGCGGTTGCACACGCTGGCCGGCCTGACGATGGGGTGTTGGTGCAAGCCGCTGGCGTGCCACGGCGACGTGCTGGCCCGGCTGGTCGAACAGGCGTCGGCGTGAGCTTCACCCCCGCGGACGCTCGCGAGCTGCACCGCCGGCTGGCCGACTGGTGGGGCAGTGCCGGCGCCCAGTTGTGGCATTCGGTGGCCGATGCCTACGCCCGTTCCGAGGGTGACGCCGGGTACTTCTTCCAGGTCGATCCGCCGGTCGAGCAGCGCCGGCTCCAGGCGGCCGAGACGTTCCTGGTGACCGCGGAGATGGCGGCCGTTTGCCGGGTCGCCGGCCGATCCCTGCCGGAGCTGCGGGTCACGACCGATCTGCTGCCGGCCTCCTGCGGAGTCCTATTGTTCGACGACGACCTGGCCGGGCATGACCCGGCGATCGTGCAGTCGAAGCTGGTCACCTGGGGGCCGGCGGCCTACGGCGGCAAGCCCGGCGTGGCGGTGGCCAGCTACCTGCTGCCGGGACAGCGGGTTCCCAGCGACGACGGGCAGGCCGACCTGGCCGCCGCCATCGCCCGCGTCTTCGCCGACATCCGCGGGCCGGCGCTGCCGTCGCTGTGGACGTTCCTGCCGTACGGCGTCGAGATCCCGGCTGAGGCGGTCTCCGACCAGCATCTGGAGCACCTGGTGCGGATGGTCCTGGCCTCCTGGCTGCTGATGGGCCAGCCGCTGGCCGCCCGGGACCGGCCGGTGCTGAACCGGGCCGACACCAAGCGCGCGACCCGCTCGGGCCTGACCGGCGCGCTGACCGTCGTCATGCTCCGGTACCAACCGACGGCCCCGGAAGGCCCGTCCGGCCGGGTGTACCACCGTCGTTGGCTGGTCCGCGGGCACTGGCGCCGGTTGCCGTCCGGCCGGCCGACCTGGGTGCACGAGCACGTGAAGGGGCCGGCCGGCGCCCCGCTGGTCCTGACCGACAAAGTGACCGTTCTGGCTCGTTAGCTTACGGTTGACTGGGCACGGCCGGTGAAGGAGGTTCCGATGACGAGCACACGCTCTGCCTCGCAGTGGGTCGTCAGCGGCCCGGCTGTCCGGAGCGCCCGACTTCGACGTGGCCTGACGATCGCCGCCGTGGCCAACCAGCTCGGCCACCACGGCGGTTGGCTGAACAAGATCGAGCTGGGGGACCGGCAACCGTCGCTGAGCGGCCTGATGAAGCTGGCCGCCGCGCTGAACGCGCGGGCCTGCGATCTGGTCACCGGCCCCGTTCCGGAGACGTGCTTCGCCGGGCTGGCGCCTGTGCCGGCGACGGACGGGATGGACCTGCCGTGGACGGCCGCCGGCAGCCTGGCTGCCATTCGTGTTGTTGCAGAAGGAGATGGAGACCAAGTGGACAGACGTGACTTTCTCGCCGTGACCGGGGCGGCACTCACCGTGCCGGCGGCGCGGTGGGTCAACTCCCCCGCGCTCCCCGATGTGGCCCGCGCCGCCGGCAGCATGCGCGTCACCGAGGCAGTGGTGGACGGGCTGGACCGCACTACCGAAGTGATCCGCCGCACCGGGTCGGAACTCGGCGGTGGGACGGCGCTGTCGCTGGCCCAGCGTCACCTGCGCGAGTGTGAGCGGCTGTTGGGCGACGGCAGCTATGACGACACGACCGGGTGCCGGCTGTTGGCGGTGACCGCCGAGGTGCTGCGGCTGGCCGGCTGGCTGGCCCACGACTCATGTGCGTACGCGCTCGCCCAGCGGTACTGGCTGGCCGGGCTGCGGGCCGCCCACGCTGGCGGCGACCGCGCGGTGGGCGCCAACATCCTGTGCTTCATGTCCGACCAGGCCGGCTCGACCGGCAGCCCGCACGACGCGCTCCGCCTCGCCCAGGCCGCCCGCCGCGGGTACCCCGGGGGTTCCTCCCGGGTTGACGCGCTGGTCGAGTTGCATCTGGCTCGGGCGTGCTCCTACGTCGGCGACGCGCACGGCACCCGTCGTTCGCTCGATCGCGCCGTCGAGCTGGTCGACGACTCCGGGGAATGCCCGCCGTGGGCGACCTGGATCGACCAGGGCACGGTGCACGCCTTCGCCGGTTCCTGCTACCGCCGGCTGCGGTCGTGGGATCTGGCCGAGACCCACCTGCTGGCCGGCTTCCAGGCGCCGGGGTACCTGTCGACGCCGATCGAGCAGGCCGACCACCGTCGCCGGCTGGCCGAGGTGTACGTGCGTCGCCCGAACCCCGACCTGGACCGCGCCGCCGAACTGGGCAACGAGGCGGTGGACTGGTTGGCCGGGCAGGTGAACTCGCCGAAGGTGGTCAGCCGGATGCGCGAGCTGGTCTCGGTGCTGCCTCACGACCGCCACAACCCGCTCGTCCGTACCCTGCGTGAGCGCGTGCAGAGCCTGGCGCGAGCGTCGTAGTAGCCAACCGAGACGGGGGACGATGGTCGAAGTCACCGAGCCCGCGCAGGCCAAGGACTCCTGCCGGAACTGCCGGCGGCCCATCCACTGGGTGAGCGGAGTCGGCTGGCTCCACGGCGAGCTGCCGCAGTACGCCCACGAGGAGATCACCTGCGCGGTCGCGCACCCGGTCTCCTGCGGCTCCCATCGTCGCGACAACTGCCCGAACGGATGGACGCCTTGACGATCACCTCGACTGTCCGGGTCACCGCCGAAGGCAAGCGGCTGACGGTGGCCGAGTTGCGCGAGTTCCTCGCCGCGGTCGAGCGGGCCGGTGTGTCGGCGGATGCCACGGTGAAGGTTCGGACCACCATGTCCGGCCATGTCCGTCAGGTCGAGATCGGATGAGCCAGGGCCGCCCGGAGAAGTCCGAAGATGACGACGGAGTGTGCGCTGAGGTGATCTCGCCCTCAGCCTTCGACCTTCCAACCGACGTCCCGGTGACCCGATACCCGGGCGGCCCGGCGATCCCTGGTGCGACCGCGCACCTGAAGCTGGACGTCGCCGGCAACGTCGTCGCCGAGGTCTACGTCCCGGAGTCCGAGGCACCGGTCGACCGGATCGACGTCGCCCTCGGGGAATGGTCGCTCGACTAGCCCGGATCGGGGAGTCGGTCGGGAAGTGCCGGATCGGTGATCTGCACTCCGTACCGGACCACTGCCGGTCGGAGGTCGGTGACGAGCACGAACCTCTCGCCCAGGTCGATGACGCCAAGCGTCGGGTGGCCGTAGCGGCGCACGTTCTCCCTGGCAAGCCAGTCCGCCGATGCGCGCGATGGGTGCACGGTGGCCAGCACGTCGTCCGGGTGGACATGCGGGCGCGCTTCGAGCCGACGCAGCGCCTCGGCTGAGTCAGCGCGGTCCGGCCACCCGTGCACCTCGATCCTCGGCGCTTCGGCTTCGGTCACTCGCCTACCGTATCGTGCGATGATCGGCGGCATGGCAGTGATCCTCTCCGACGGGAACTACGGCGTGCAGAAGCGCACCCACCCGTTCCTGCGCGACGCCGAGGGCATGCCGGTGCCCGCCGAACCGGGCGAGGTGCAGGGGCCGTGGCCGGGCGGGTCGCGCCGGGAGGCAGACGGCACCTACTCGATCCGGTTGGACCCGCGGTGCTGCCCGCTGTACGAGGGCGACCTGGTGACCGGTCCGGCCGGTGAGGTCTGGCTGGTCGAGGGCCTGCCGCAGCTCCGGACCAACGTCGCCTCCGCGGATCTGGACCATGTGGCGCTGACCGGGTCGATCCAGCCCGAACTCACACCGTGACGGGGGAACCGTGGCAATCACCGCGAAGGTCCAGTGCAACCTCAAGCAGACGTTCTCCTTCGACGGGTTCGGACAGGCCACCATCGGGTTCTGCGCCGACTACACCGACGACCGCAACCAGGAGTGGGCGCAGGCGACGCCGTTCCTGGATCTGCGGATGACCGTGCGCGGCGCAGTTGCCGACCGGTTCGAGCCGGGCCGGCGGTACACCCTGGTCTTCGAACCGGACGAGACGCCCGAGACGGCAGAGCGGCCGGCGGAGCAGCCGTAGGCGGGCGGTGACGTCTTCGCATCCGGATCCGGCCGTTGAGCCGCCTGCGACCGGCTCAGGGCCGGATCCGGCCTGTTTCGCGCCACCGGTCACGCTCGTCCTGCTGGTCCAGCCTCGCCGGTTCGGCTGCGCACTGATCGCCGAACGGGGCGGCCAGCGGGTCCGGTTGGGGCGGTACCGCACGAGGTCCGCCGCGTCGCAGGCCGCGGAGGAGCTGGCCGAGATCGTGGGCCCGATGTGCCGGGCCACCCCGACGCACGGCTTCCTGATTCGGATCGAGCAGACGGGGGACTGATGCAGTCCGAGGACATCGACAACCGGTTCACCTACCACCCGCCGACGAGCGCGCAGGTGCCGATCTACGAGGAGGTCCGCACCCGCTGCCGCGAGCTGGCGCACTGGCTGAACGACATCGTGCCCGAGGGTCGTGAGCAGTCGTTGGCGGTCACCCATCTGGAGGAAACGGTCTTCTGGGCCAACGCCGGCATCGCCAGGCAAGCCCTGCCCGACCGCTGAGGAGGCACCGTGCCAACCGGCTTCCACCCGGTCCGCGATCTGGACGCCAAGGTCGCGGCACTGGTCGCGCCGAAGGTCGAGCAGGTGGCCAAGCGGGTTGCCCGGCGGGCGAAGTCGCCGGGATACGCGCCGCCGACGAAGGCGTGGGTGTCCGTCGGCGACGAGCGCGTCCGCCCCGAGCATCGCACCACTGAACGGGACAACCCTTCGGTGCCGGCGAACCTGCGATTCAAGGTGACGACCAACCGGTGGGAGGTCGAGCACCGCGGCCGGCCTGAGCGCCAACTCGCTCATGCTCCGCGCGACCCGGCGTTGAGCGTCGGCACGCGAATCAACTGTCGGTGCAAGTCAGTGCAGGACGTCGAGGGGATCCGGCGGACCATCGAGGCGCTGCCGGCGCAGGTGCACGGGTCCACCGTCGCCGCCGCTGTGCGGTGCACCCACCCGCGGGCGGCCGGCGCCGAGTACGGCGAGGGATCCGACCGCGGCACCCGGTTCCTGGGTCGCGCGGTCCGTGACGAGGCCGCCCGGATGCGCGGCTGAGGCAGGAGGGAAGACCGTGACGCTGGTCGAGCACGCGGCCCGGGAGCTGGCTCGGACGAATGAGGATCCGGACGTCGTGGCCTGGTACTGCCGGGTGGTCGAAGCCTTCAGCAGCTTCGGGCACTCCGGCGGCTCGGCGGCGGCCACGATCCCGGTGCTGTTCGAGCTGCTGAACTACCGACCGCTCACGCCGCTGACCGACGACCCGGCCGAATGGCTAGATAGGTCCGTGATGACCGGCCGACCGCTGTGGCAGTCGGTCCGCCACCATTCCGCATTCAGCACCGATGCCGGTCGAACGTACTACCTGCTCGACGAGGATGCCGGCGACGGGATCGCCATCGCTTCCCTGCATCGCACCGAGCCGAGCGGCGTTTCGTCGTGAGCGAGAATCTGCCCTGGTCGTCGTGGTGGCAGCGCCTGACCTGGCGGGGCTGCCCGGTCAGGTACCCCGGCCGGTACTATCGCGGCCGGTGCGAGCTGGTCCGCGGGCACCCTGGGCAGCACGCTCTGGACCGCGGGATGGACGTTCCGCGGTGGTAGCCGGCCGCTGACCCGTTCGGGTCAACTCTAAGGAATCTTCGAGAAACCCCTTGACCCTCCGGCGGCCGGCGCGCATGATGGACGCAGCGACAACAACGGATGGGCGTAGCTCAACTGGACAGAGCACTGGTCTCCAAAACCAGCCGTTGCAGGTTCGACTCCTGCCGCCCGTGCGCACTACCGACCGGTTCCGAGAGGGCGACGACGGTACGTGATCGAGCATTGACAACTCCACAGCGGATACGAAGAAACTGCCGGGGCGCCATCCCCGGTCACCGGGCCATCGGCCCGGACAACTCTGGATCGTGCAGCCAAGCCCACGAACACCACGGCGCCGGCAGGACCGGCGCGCGGCCCGAGAGGCCACCAGGGGCGCGACGGCAGGCACACCAGAGCACATATCGGTACGACGATGGATCAAGCGTCAGGACGGCCTGCGGGTGGGAGCTTCCGTACGCTGCGCGAGCAGCGCGACGGTCCAGAAGGCCCGGCTGCCAGAGGTTCTGGTGCCCGCCGGAGACGGCGGGCGGGGGCCGTCCTGATCAAGGGTGGGGCGACTCGCCGTAATCCCACCGCCGGTTCGCCCGGCAGTGGTGCGCGGGAGACCGACCGACGCCGACCTCCAGGCCCTTCGGGTCGCGGGGGGACAGCTAGGCGACATGCGTGGATAACGCCGCTCAAACGACACTGTGGTGCGCCCACCCGCCCTGGCCCCGGAGGAGACTAGGAGGACCAGTCCTCTACATGGATGGCGGTGTGCGTGCACGCCGGGGCCACATAGAGCACGACCGCCGACGCGCGGGGCCGAACGCTCGGACCCCACAGCGGGCCGGTCGCCGGACGATCCGGTGGCCCCGCGCGAGGCGGCGATGGACCGGCGCGATGCCGAGGAACCCTTCTCGACGCCCTCGGGTGCATACGGGTGAAGGCCACTCCGCTGGTGAGACCGCGGTGACCAGGTCCCAAATCTCTCACCCGGCCGTGCCGACGGCCGACGCCCCACGGGGTAGGGACGCCTGACCAGCGTCCTATCGGAGAGCTGGCAGATCGGTCAGGCCCCTCGGGGAGACCACGATGGCTAGAGCCGGTGGGAAGGCGGATGCCCTCCGCGCCGCGACTGGCACTCAATTCTCGGAGAGGGGGCAGCAACCTGCGGATGGTCGGCCAACGACGCCCGCAGCGCCACCGACCAGTGGCGCCTCTCCGACGCAGCTCCGCGTGCTAGTCGCTCGTGCGCGGTGTGTAGACCTAGAAGCGACCCCGACAGAGCAGGCTCCGGAGTCCCGGGCGACCTGCGGGGTCATCCCGGGGTATCGAGTCGTAGCGCAGTTGGCAGCGCGCCGCACTGGGGGTGCGGAGGTCGTCCGTTCGATCCGGGCCGACTCGACGAGAGGGAAGGACGCGGGTTCGAATCCCGCCCGCCCGCACGAGCTTGGTAGCGCACCCGGGGCCAGGGACGGCCGCCCGCCTGGGGAGGCGGCCCGGCCACGGCGGGATCAACGGTAGCTCAGCGGCAGAGCATCCCTCGGAAATTGAGACGGGAGGAGGGCGGCACCCTCTCCGTCGCCGCCCGATATCCGCGGCAGGGCGGTTGACATCGGAACCTACGACCAGCGCGTTGTGCTGGCGAGACGGGACCGAATGCCGCACTACCCTCGCAGCACGATGGACCGTGCGCTCGGCTACGGACCGAGAGGCTGCAGGTTCGAATCCTGTCGGGGGTACGCACCCGGGACTGGGCGGCACCGGCCCCGGAGCAAGGAGCCCACGTCGACTCCCGTGGGGGTGACCGTCAGCCTGACAGGACGGAACGGAGGTCGACCCCGCGACGGCGGGACCACCGACCTCCTGGCCCAGCGGGATGTGCCGTCCCTGGGTCGAACGGGCCGGGCGGCATGGTGCCCAGGGAGATCCTGGTGACGGGGTTTGTATCTCTTCCCTCACGAAACACCGCCCGGCTCGGTAACGGGATATAGCTCAGTAGGCAGAGCGCCGGTTTTGGGAACCGGAGGCCCCAGGTTCGAGACCTGGTGTCCCGACAAGCACCAGGCGCTGGCGCCTGCCAGCTCGATCCGCCCTCCTGGCAGGGGGCGGGACGCCAGCGGAGCTTCATGGCCCGGCCATCCTGGTTGGCCGGGCCGCTCGACGGCCTCCAAGCTCAGGTGGTAGAGCGCCGCCTTGAAACGGCGGAGGTTTTGGTTCGACGCCAAAGGAGGCCACTTGGAGAAGCGATGGGACGGACGGCCCCGGAGCACGGCACCGAGGTGCTGCCGGAGGTGAGCCCGAACCCGGCTACCAGCTTGGACCGACCGGAGGCATACGCGAAGACCCAATCCGTGAATCGGCGGTACACGGGATACGCGCGTCATGCGAGGGCGGCGGACCGATTCGCCTCACGCCCGAATGCCTCCGGGGAATCAAGGTCGCCTCGATCCAATGCGAGGTCGGCGCGGCGAGCGCCGGGACCGGTAGCGGCCGGGCTCGCCACTGCGGATGTAGCTCAACGGTAGAGCCGGTGCCTTCCAAGCATCTAGTGCGGGTTCGACTCCCGTCTTCCGCTCGTCGGACTGACTCCGGATACTGTCCTGCGTCTCACACGAATACGTACTGTCCGGATGACTGGCAGGCAGACCCTCTCGTACCGCGAGGCGAGGGCCCCGGGTCTGCGGGGGTGGACACGTCTGCCTGCCTCGGCCGCCGTAGCTCATGTTGGCAGAGCGCACCGCTCGTAACGGTGAGGCGAGGGGTTCGAGACCTCTCGGCGGCTCAGGAGATCGCGTCCCGGTAGCTCCGGGTGAAGACCTATCGCCAGGGATAGCGCGATCAGTGGTGCTGGCTCAGTAGGCGAGTCCGACCGAACGGTCGCGAGGTTCTGAGCGGTACCCCAAGCTCGGCGGCTCCCCGGAAATGTCGTACCCCCTTGGGACGATGTCTCCAGCAACGCAGGCGCCCGTACCCCAACGGCAGAGGGACCAGGCCGAGATCCTGGACAGTGCGCGTTCAACTCGCGCCGGGCGCACGTGCTGGCCGACACGTCGGGATCGCCCCGGCGGCGGGGGAGACCCGCGACGAGCGGCCCACGGATGGGATCAGTCATGGCGACTGCGAACGGCCTCCGGCCGGCGAGCATCATCCCCAACATCGTCACCCACGTCGGCCTGGTGCTCGACGCCTCCAGCTCGATGGCGCGCCATCGCGACCGCCTCGTCAAGGCGGTCGACACGCTGGTCTCCCACCTGGCCGCCCGCTCTCGCGAGCTGGACCAGGAGACCCGGATCTCGGTCTGGACGTTCGCCGACCGGGGCACGTACCGGTGCCTCGTCTGGGATAAGGACGTGCTGCGGTTGCCGTCGATCGCGACGCTGTACCAGACCGGCGGGATGACCGCACTGATCGACGCGACCTGCGAGGCGCTGGACGACTTCGGCACGGTCCCGACCAGGTACGGCGACCACAGCTTCCTGGTCTACGTCCTGACCGACGGCCAGGAGAACGACAGCGTGCGTGCGCACGCCGCGCTGCCCGGCTACCTGACCCGGCTGCCGGAGGAGTGGACGGTCGCCGCCCTGGTGCCCGACACCAAGGGTGTGCACGAGGCCAAGCGGTTCGGCTTCCCGGCCGGCAATGTCGAGCGCTGGGATACCACCTCGGCGACCGGCATCACCGAGGCCGGCGAGCGCATCCGGCAGGCCACCGACGCCTACATGACCGGTCGGGCGCGGGGCGAGCGCTCCACCCGGACGCTGTTCTCCACCGGTTCGGAAGCGGTCAACGCCCAGACGATCCGGCAGGCTGGCCTCGTGCCCCTGCGAGCCGGCGCGTATCGCCTCTTCGAGGTCTGGGAGGACGCCTCCATCCGGGACTTCGTCGAGCAGCGAATGGCCGGCGCCGCCTACGTCTCCGGTCGCGGGTACTACGAGCTGACCAAGGCCGAGGACATCCAGCCGCAGAAGGAGCTGGCGTTCATGTCCAAGGTGGACCACAAGGTCTACGTCGGTCGGGGAGCGCGGGCGATGGTTGGGCTGCCGGACATGCACGTACGGATCAAGCCGGACCACAACCCTGACTACACGATCTTCGTGCAGTCGACCAGCACCAACCGCCGGCTCAAGGCCGGCACCCAGCTCCTCTACATGGTGTAGTGCGAGCGGCCCCGCCCGGTGCCTCCCCGCGCCGGGCGGGGCGTCAGGCCGGCGGGGCGCGAGTGGCAGCGCGGCCGCCCTGTAAGCGGAGGAGTGCCGGTTCGAGCCCGGCCGTCGGCCCTGGGCGCGACCACGGACGGTCGCGCGAGATTGCCAGGAGGCAGAGCGATGAGCACGAACGAGGGAATGATCAACACTGGCGGGACGACCGTCATCACCGGGTCGGCGGTCGGCAAGGGCGCGACGGTCGTCATCGTCGAGGCCCCGAAGGACGGCAAGTCCGGCAAGTAGCCCGGACGGTCCGGGGTGGTCTGCTGGCAGGGCCGACGGGTCTTTGGTACCCGGTACAGACGCAGGTTCGATTCCTGCTCCCGGAGCAGGACGCGGCGCGTGCCGGCGCCGCACCCGCCGCCGTAGCTCATGGATGGCAGAGCGCTCCCCCGGTACGGGAGAGGCATCCGGTTCGACCCCGGACGGTGGCTCGCGCGCCCCTCACCCGAGGGCGACGTCCCGGCGTGGTCCCGGCCGGGCGCATACGGGACATGGCGGTGGGGCGGGTCGGAGGAGACGACGGCCACCCGCAAGTTGCATCGGCTCTGTCGTAGACATCCGGCGGGATGCACGACCCCCACCGCTACCTTGCGGCAGTAGCTCATCTGGTAGAGCGCCACCTTGCCGAGGTGGAGGCGGCGGGTTCGAGCCCCGCCTGTCGCTCGTAGAGGTCTGGCTCGGCGCGCTGGCACGTGACCGGGCGGCGGACAGAATCCGTGCCAGCGGCTCTTCTCGCCCGTTCGGTGGTCCACTCCCCGGGAGGGCAGGAAGGGCCGGGACTTCGTAAGCTCGACGTACCCGACCGGGCGCACCCGGCGGGTGCCGGCCGCGAGGCGAGGTCGGCAGGTGTAGCCGGGGTTCGACTCCCCGGGTCCGGGTCGCGCCGGGCGGCCGGTGCCAGCCATCGTCATCTGCCGGGAAGCGTCACTACGTGAATAGGGCGTGCACTCCGGATCTTGCCTGCTGGGGGAAATTCGGCAGACCCTCCTGACTCTGAATCAGGGTAATTTCCGCGTTCGAATCGCGGGCAGGCAGCTCGAACAAGGCCCGAGTGGTGGAACGCAGACACGCCAGGCTCAGACCCTGGTGCCCCGGCACGGGGCGTGCAGGTGCAAGTCCTGCCTCGGGTACGCGGTCGCCTTCCCGGTGGGAATCCGTGGGAGGCGACCCAGCAAGGCCGCCCTGGCGGAATGGCAGACGCACCCGGCCCAAACCCGGGCGCCCACAGGGCATGGGAGTTCGAGTCTCCCGGGCGGCACGCTCGCTCGCGCGGACCTGAGACATGGTCCGGACGTGCTCCGCGAGCGACCATCAAGCCCCCCCCACCCCGTGGTCTGCGGGTGGGGCTCTGGAGGGGACGCACTCTCGGTGGGTGCAGCCGGCTGCTAACCGGTCGGGATCGCGAGGTCCCCGGTGGGTTCGATCCCCACTCCCTCCGCAAGGTCGGGGCCGATCCCCGCCACCCGAGGTGACCATCGTTGCAGTCTCGGCCCGGACGCGGGTCCTGGCGGCGATCGTCGCGGGTGCGGCGGACCCTGGTCCGCCCCGACCCCCATCCCCGGTAGCACAGTCCGGTCAGTGCAGCCGCCTGATACGCGGCAGATCAGTGGTTCAAATCCACTCCGGGGGACGCAGTTCGACGGCCCGTTCGACCAGCGGTCCAGGTCTCCGGCCCCTCAAGCCGGCAGCGCGGGTTCAAATCCCGCACGGGCTACTATCCCTCTGGCTGGATCAAGAGCCAGGCGACCCCCGGTGGCGGGACGGTGTGCGCTATAGGTCACATTCGATCGACGAAGGCGTACGCGGCTACTTGCCTCGCTAGCTCAGTGGCAGAGCAGCCGACTCTTAATCGGCGAGTCCGGGGTCCGATTCCCTGGCGGGGCACGTAAGGATGGCATCGTGTCAAGATGCCCACGATGCCGAAGGAGTACGCGCGGACGTATCATCTCGCGCGGTACCATCGCCGCCGCGCAGCGGCGATTGAGTTCCTTGGTGGTTGCTGCATGAACTGCGGCATTACGGAGGACTTGCAGATTGACCATATTGATCCAGCCACCAAACTGCTTGAGATGAGCAAGCTTTGGGGAGTCTCTGAACCCCGATTCTGGGTCGAGGTCGAGAAGTGTCAGCTTCTCTGCCGTTCGCACCATATCGCGAAGACTACCGCTGAGCAGATGACTCAGGAGCACGGCACATGGGCATGGGCTGGAAAGAGGAAGTGCCCGTGCGGCAAGTGTCGCGCGTTCATTAACACGTACCAGCGGGAGTACAAACGCGCTCGTCGTAAGGCCCTATCGTCTATGGGTTAGGATCTCGGGCCTTCATCCCGGGGGACAGGGTTCGAGTCCCTGTGGGGCTACCAAGCCCTGCCGGCATTCCTCAGCCGGCAGACGCCAGGAGGGTGCAGCCGGGGCTGGTCCCGGCGCCGGTCTCGAAAACCGGTCTGGTGCAAGCCAGGGAGTTCGACTCTTCCACCCTCTGCGTGTGGGTCAGCTCCAGACTGGCCCCTAGTGCGGCGTTGTCCCGGCCGTGCACCCCACGGGGCAGAGGTAGGCGTGGACAGCCGCGTAACGACCGAGGAGATTCCGGCGGGCTGGTTGGCCGGAAATCCAGGTGCCATCTTCTCGGTGGTCTGCCTCTTCGCCCGTGTAGCTCAGCGGATAGAGCGCCGGTTTCCGGAACCGGGGGTCGCACGTTCAAATCGTGCTACGGGCACCAAGGCGGGTAGGAGCACTGGTCGTGCTCGACAGCCCCATAAGCTGAGACAGGTCGGTTCGATTCCGACACCCGCTACCATTGGCAGGGGCCGACCGTTGGCGAGTCGGGTCTGACTGTTAATCAGGTGCGAAAGCTACCGTGGGTTCGAGTCCCACCCTGCCAGCGTAGCCCTGCCGGCGCCTCGCGAGAGGGCAAGGGCGCAGCGATCCCAACCGGTAACGGTCGCTGTTTCATGCACGGGATGGAGGCCACCCCTGCCAGCGTGCATCGAGGACAGACCGTAGTGGGGTGGCACCGGGCCGCTAGCTCCAATTGGTAGAGCGTCTTCCTTGCAAGAAGAGGGTTGAGAGTTCGAATCTCTCGCGGTCCACTTTGGTCCCGTAGCTCAGATGGTCAGAGCGCCGCCCTGTCACGGCGGAGGCCGCCGGTTCGAGGCCGGTCGGGATCGCAAGGAGGTGAAGGGTTCGAGTCCCGGGTGTGGCCGGAAGGCCGCGCCTATGCGGCTGGGCGGTCGCCACCTTCGAAGCCCGGATAGCTCAGCGGGAGAGCTGCGCCCCTACAAGGCGATGGTCGCTGGTTCAAATCCAGCTCCGGGTACGCGCGGGAGGATCACGTTCGAGTCGTGTGCCGGGCACCGGTCCCGGTGTTGGTGTAAGCGGCAGCACACCCGCCACCTCGTCTCGTAGCTCAGCGGCAGAGCGCCCGCTCGACACGCGGATGCGCGGAGGTTCGAGTCCTCCCGGGACGACGGGACAGTCCATGCCGGGACGTCTCATCGCGGTGGGCCGCCCGGGCCCCCGCGGGCCCCCCCCCCAACCCCCAGGGCCGCCCAGCGAAAGGCC